AAGATTATGTATCTCGGTAGTATGTCCGTTCACTACCCTGTTTAAAGTTGAGTATCGATTCTCTAATACCGATATTCTATTCGCTAGTTCATCTAAAGTTGCCATATACATATATTATGATTATTGATTGGTTGATCCGAATCCGTTATTACCTCTTGTTCCCCAATACTGAGCATCATTGTAGAATTCTTCATTAGTTACTTCTTCAGGTTTTGTAAGATAAATGGGTACATGAATAAACTGTACTAACTTAGTTCCAGCTTCTATTACTTGAATCTCATGAGAAGTATTATATACACCTATATGAATTTCTCCGGTATATGGAGAATCCACTATCTCAGCAGTATATATAAGTCCCTGCTTAGTTGATATACCAGATTTGTTTGCTGCCATCAACATAGAATCTCTTGGTTCTAATAAACCTCTGATCCCTGATGGGATCAGTATTCTGGTAAATGGGAAGATGTAAATGAATTGTACTTGGTTATTTGGATTATATCCAAGGCTTACTTTACCTGGTTCTGGTGTTTCAGAATGAAACATTAATTGAGAATTAGCCTTTACTAAATCCTGTAGAGTTAAGTCTTCAGGGATATAGAAATCTAAACCTGCATCTCCATCATTTCCTCTTGATGGAGATTTTACGTCTCTTACTTTGATAAATCTTAATCTGTTCATATTATATTGCATTGTTTAAAAGTTGGCCATAAGTTAATGTTGATGGATCTCCCTTGTGAATACCAAGAGAGTTCATCATCCTCCTTACATCTCTGCTTCCATTGCCGCATACATTAGCAAGTATATCCTCTTGTTTCACATAATAATTTGGGTTGTTAAGATATACCTTGAACATAGCCCATATCATTTCTATTGGTTTCATCTTCTATTTCTTTTATTGCTTCAGTTATATCATCTCTAAGTTGTTTCATACCTTTTAGAGTTTCTAATGGTGTAACTATTTCATTAGTAGCTTTATATACTAAATGATATATTGGTTCACCATTAGAAGCGATATGAAATTCTTTTAGTTTAAGATTTCCCATTGCACTCTTTATAAAGTTCTCTAATACGTTTTCTGGGTACTTCAAATTTCTCAACTGTCTTTGAGATAACTTCTTTTTTCTCTTTGCCTTTCCGAATCAAGCCTCTAATATATTTCTTGATTCCAATGGTGTCTTCTAATACATCCAAATCCTTGTATTGATTCTTCTGTTCTAGCTCTTTCCTTGTGATATTCATATTCTGTGACATTTTGAATGCACATAATTCTGAGTCTCCACATAGTTTACATTCTTTAGTTGATAAATCATAACCAATACCAAAACAGGGGTCTGAATTAGAACCTAGTTCTGCAATATTAATGTGTTCTAAGGGATCCTGATTCTTGATATCAGGTAAAGTTTGTTTCTTCTTTGCCATAATTCCCAATTTAAAATTCTTTATGATAATATCTTATGATTTGAACATCCATCACTTCCTCTTGATACAGAGCAATATATGAATGTCCTATACCATTTATAAATAGTTCTCTGATAGAGAGAAGAATGGGTGGTACTTCTATTTCAGGAGTATATATCTGAACTTTGATTACTAACCCAGATTGAAAATGAATCATAAAATAATATCGAACTTCATCAGGCTTATCCCTGGATTTTTTGATAGGAGTTATATATTCTATTCCTATGCCATTGAATATATGTTCTGGAGGTATTACAGAACAATTGAATAATGATTTGATTTTTTGTAGAATCTTCATTGTTTATGATTATTAATAGTTAATGCCTCTTAACGTAACATGTAATATACCTTTCCTCCTACGGAGAAAAAGTATATACTCATAGTCAGAAATTATTATCCTTGAAAAGGCTTATGTCTAGGGTACTTATCCCAGAGCTTACTTAACCGGATAACTTTAAGTCCTTGATCTTGATAATACTTTCTTCTATGATTCCCATGCCTACTTAAATAATTCCCAGGATAATGTAAATCATCTAGGTAAACTTTGGATTTGGATTCATCCTTTCTTACCAATCGTCCTAAGAACTGAATTGATTTTTCTTGAGAATCCATACTGGCAGTATTCAACAGATATCTGAGCTTAGGAAAGTTTTTACCTCGAGCAATAATTGTAGTTGATACAAGGATATCTATTTTACCCTCCCTAAAATCCTTCATTATCTGTTGTCTTAATTTAGTAGGAGTATTAACATGCACATAAGCAATATTATGGGTATTATCTAGTCTTTCTTTAAAGAATTCATATAGATTTTCACAATGTGCAATATGCTTACATACTACGAGAGCAGGATATCTACCTTGATTAAGGTTCCATTTCAACCTATCTAATGCCATGGTCCAGGCAATCTTATTATTGGTAATGGAATCATCATATATTTCATTATAGGACATACAATCTGATTCCCAATTACCAAACCAAGGTTTACCTTCTACTGTTTTTACAATTGTCTTTGTTGAATACCCTTTCTTAATCGAGTCCTTAAGTTTAAACTCTGCTAGTACATCGCCAAAGAAACAACGCAAATTCATATTCTTAACTTTATCTTTGGCAAGCTTACTCATATAAATGGTACCAGATAATCCGATTCTAACTCTGGTATTAAATAACCTAGTGATCACATTCTGATATTGCTTACTACCTCCTTGGTCAGCCTCATCAATTAATACCATATCAATCTTAGCAAGTTCATTCTGATAATATCTCATATTACGAGAAATAGATTGAACCATACCGATGGTAAAATTACTCCAGTTTAAAACTTTACCTTGAACAAAGGTAATATCTTCTCCCGGTAGATATTGCTTAAATTCATCTCTAGCTTGATTTAACCAATCGGAGTCATTAGTTATAAGCAAAGTCTTTAATTGCTTCTTATATGATAAATATAAGGCAGACATAATCAGAGTTTTACCTGCATTTACTGTATAATCTAATACCCCAATCTGAAAAGGTGTTTCACCTAGTTTATTAGATAAGATTGCCTTAACAGCTTTCTCTTGTTCGGGTCTTAATTTATACTTACCTATCTGAGTTACAACTTTACTGACTTTAGGTAAAGGTTGTCTCATATCTACTATGATAGGCTTAATTCCAAGTTCAATACATCTTTTATATACTGAAGGAAGTAAGCCTATCTTAAATTGACCAGTCTTGGTTATATACTTTATTTTGCCATCCCAGTTTTGCATACCCCGTTGCCTAGTACGGAGGTAAAAGGCATTGGGGTGTCTGATAGCAAATTCGTTATATAACTTAGTTGCATATTTTAGAGGTATATCTAATTCTGCAACGTTACAATTACGAATTATGATTTTCATATGATTACTGTTACTGATTTACATTTCTTGGGTTCGTCACCAGAATCTTCATATTCTTTCAGAGCTTTCTTTAAAAGAGAAATGTGATATTCTTCATCAGCAATGAATTTCTGGATAAGATGGGTAACTGGAATATAATCACTTCTCTTTATATACTCTTCTTTTTTATTCAAAGAATCGAATACTTTATAATATTCTTCTAGAGTTTCTTTTTCTGCTTGTAATGATAATCTTAAAGCAGATTCTGCTGAAGTACCAAGATCTATTAGGGGATGTACAGTTAACTGATTATTTCCTGGTATATCGGTGTCCATTACATCAGAAGCTTTTAATAAGAAGTCTCCCAGCTTATCATAATGTACCATCTCTACTAATCCGATACCAAGCATCAATTCTCCTATTTCTTCAAACCTAGCCTGATGCTGAGTATACATAAGGATTGAAGCTAATTCTGAATACCGAGTATTTTTATATAAATCATACAAGGGCAAGATTATTTCCTTAGGCCATTTCTGAACCATAGAAATATCTGGGTATTCTACTTTGCTATCGGAATAATCCAAAGCATTTACTGTGGCTTCGGCCATCTCTTCTAAACGATTTTTAAAAGCTTTCATAATTTATTAATTTTTGACCAGAGGCTTCCCTCTACTTTAGGTTCCTCTGATTGTGAATGATTCTTATGTTTAAATAGGTATTTATTATACCTTTCGATAGCCTTGTCATTATACATCTGACTAGGTTCAGGTAAACCATTACACCAAGCAAGAGATTCGAATTGAGCATCGATAAATTGGGTGGGATCCCATCCTTTCTCAGATAAGAATTTATCTAGCCTTACAAAGTGTATATACTTATCTGGTTGATTAACAAATGATTCGTATATACCAGTAACATCTGCTACCCTTTTTATGAAGTAATCATGGATAGATTTAGCATTACCAGAATCATCTTCCATTTCCAATGTAGCAGAATATAAATCTGAAATCTTTTCTGACATAGAAGATAATCTGTTTAGGAGGTTATTATAATTACCATCCATCTTCTTGATACCTAGTTCGATATATTTAATAAAACCTTCCCGGGTATCCAATTGAAAATCTTCACAGAATTGATTACAGAGCTCAGCTATCTTTTTACATACCGCCCAATTTCTTGGTTCTGTTTCTCTTATTTTTCTAACTCCTCTATGCTTTAGTTTTATACGAGTTGCATATATAATATCAGCAACTAAAGCAGCATCTCCCTTAGATGCTAGTAAAATGTTAGAAACTTTCTTAGTTGTCTTATTGTTTGTAACAACTACAACTCTAGTATTTATTGCTTCCTTACGAGCAATAACAAAGAAAGCATCAATCGGAAAATTATATACCTCTAACTGAGATAGTATTTTTTCGAATTGATGCTTAGTTATATGGATAGATGGATCCCTCATACTCTCTTTTTTCTAAGTTTACCGCACTTCTTACATTTTAATAGGATTTTCCAACCCTCAATATGTTCAACTCTATATATTACCTCCCAATCATGAAGGCATAAATATTTGGCTCTTATAGCTTCTAATAATTGTTTCATACTTTCTTATTTTAAGTTATATATATATTATAATAGGAAATCCTCAATCCAAGGAGTTTCTGAGTTTCAATAAATCTTGATAAGATTGGTACCGAGTATTATATATTAACTTAAGTACTTCTTTACGACCTAGATCGTTACAATCTTTATTTTCAGGCAATTGTATAACCTTGACCTTTTTATAAGCGACCAATTTGAAAGCCAGGTTGATTGAATATTTGATGGCATCGGGATCCAGGAGTAATATAAATCTATTAACTGGAGATTTGATAAGCTGATTAACTTGGTAAGCACTGATTGCCTTACCCATGGTGGCAATAGCCCTGTCTCCCATAGTAAGTGCATTGATTGCTCCTTCACAGATAAATATCGAACTATACATGTCGAGGGCATCTTGATTGAAGATAATAAATTCCTTTCCAAGTCCCGTAATATCTTTATTTGGATTATTGTATCTTGGGCCCTGTCCAATAACATTTCTCGCATTGTAATACCTGAGCGTGCCCTTATAATAATATGGTATGATGAGGTACCCAAAAAAAGGTCCCTCAGTGGCAACATATCCGATACCGTGTTTTGATAATTCTTCGATAGTGAACCCACGGCTCGACATGTAACTTCTAATGCTTCTTGCAACTTGTGATGTTCCTTGATTAATGAGTTTAAACCCATCTGGAAGATAGACGGTCTTAGCATCGGATAATTCAATCTTCTCTTCTGAGAAAGCTTTGTCTGTAAAGTTTCCATTATCTAGAAATTTTAAAAGTTCGGCATAAGTATCAAATCCTTCAACATCCATTACTAGTTGAGCAGGATTCATATGATAATTGCATCTAAAACAATTAGTACGGTACATAGAAAGATTAATTCCCATCTTATGTTCCCTATGACAGAAGGGGCATACGGGTAATTTCATCCAACCATGTTTATATTTGTAAGCGCCCAAGCTCTTAATAAAATAATTGTAGAGCTTGGTTTTAAATTCATTAGTGATCTTACTCATGGTTAAAATGGTAATGGGTCATCATATTGGGCATATCTTTTCTTTAGCCTACGTAATTTATCTAGGTCTTCGCATTTCAGTATCATTTGCTCAAATAAAGTAACTACCTGTGACCTAAGTGAAAGTAATTCTTTGTGTTCTTCATAGGATTCCTTTGAAAGGAAAAGTTCCCATCCTCCCCATTTAGCAGATCTTCCATCTTCAGAGAAGAACTCCCTTAAACTTATATTAACTCCAGTTAACTTGATATACTTGGGACCCACTGAATATACTTCTGCATATTGTGGAGTACATCTTGAATCTGAAGGTACTAAGTAAACCTTCTGTCCTTTTTGAATTCCTTCTAATCTCTTAATCATAATCTTAATGTTTTAGGTTTATATATCTCCTTGTTTCTTATTATACTTTTCTTCATTAGCATCAGGATTTCCCTTTTGCCCTTTCATTATTTTATCTAGAGTATCAGAATATAATTCATCGTACTGTTTACGTTGTTCTTTAGTAAACTCTACACATCTTTGTCTTTCAACATCGCATTTGAATAATGCTCTACCACTAGGTAAACCATCTCTTTGTACTACTAATTCACAACGAAGTATATCATCTTTTTCTTCTTGTTCAGTAGAGTTAAGACCAACTATTGTATGAGCATTACGAACAATTGCAATAGAACCCGAGATATCATTTTCATCATATCTAGTAGTCCTATGTTTCTTACCCTCTCTGGTAATATGATGAGCAGTCCATACAATATCTAAGTCCATCTCTTCTGCTAGGTTCTGAATATCGATATATACATTCGATATACGGTCGAAATCCTCTCTATCTCTGGCAATTGAAGCAAGCTTTCCTGCATAATCCACCATTAGTACTTTAATATTAATACCCTGGTTTCTTAACTTGATTATAAGTTCCCTTATATAATTGCAATCTGTAATCATTGCAGGAACTCTTTCAACTACTAGTTCAACCCCAAATCTTGCCAGTTTACGAAGATGTTTAGCTTCGAGTTTATCATACTCACCAGAGTATAATTCCTTCTTAGTTTTATTGATAGAGGATTGAATAAATCGGTCCATGATTTGTTCTTTACCATTTTCGGTATCTATGTATAAAACTGATTTCTTCATTCTTAAATACCCTCTTGCCAAGTTTACCATGAAGAAAGTTTTCTTAGCTTTGGGTTTATCGAGAATAACATTTACTGAATGTTCTGGGTAACCTCCAGCATTGGTAATATCATTAAGTTGTCTAAATGGACAAGGTATTACAGATGGTTCTGCTTGACGTTTGAATTGTCTTTCTGTAATATCCCTTATCATAAAGATAGGTTCATCATCTTTCTTAGGTTTTGAGTTTTGAAGTATCTTTTCTATTTTCCTTGAATAGGTTTCGTATTGTTCGAAGTTATCCAAATCAAAAGAATCATTCAAGTTCTTCATCTCTACATAGGTAGAGAATTGATATATCTTTTCTCGAATGTATTCGGAATCATTCAAGGGATTTGAATATAGGTCATCGATTATTTTATGGATATTGGGTATATCATCCTTAGTAACCAGGTCAACGTAATTTTTAGATTCAAGCAATTCTTTTATAACTTCTTTAAGGATATTCTTAGAAGGCATCTTGTTTTTCTTTTTGAAGAACTTAAATATGCCCTCGGCAATTAAAGAATGCTCAATCAGAACTAGGTAACTTGGTTTAATCTTTTTGATTATTAGACCTCCCTCTTTATCCTTTAAGAGATACCTTAGGATTTCTAATTGAAAGCTGGTGTCAAATTCAAACTTGGTATTATCTTTTTTCATATTGCAATATAATTAAGTATAATCATATAGATTTCTATAGTCTCGGTTAGAGTTGTACATATAGACTCTCATCCTAGTACTCACTAATCCTCAGCTTCTAGGTGAACTTTATTAATATATTATTTTATATTTGATTTATTATACTTATATTTGCATATCATTTTAAAACATAGACTTATGAAGATAAAGGAAAATGGCAACAACGGATCAGAGATACATAGGTTGAAGCCTATGCAAGAAAATTATGATAAGGAAACTTTTGATAGGATGTATAAAATCTGTAAACCAGTTATCAGACGTCTTACTAAGCAAATTGATAATAGGAGGTTTAATGTTACACCAGATATCATAAGTTCTTATTTCTGGGATAAGATGTTATTTGTCTTTAATAAATATTACGGTACTTGTGAAGAAGAACATTTAAAAGCAAGGATACTAGCTTCTCTCAGTACCTTTAAGAATCATTTATTAAGAACTGCTTATGGAGAGGGAGCAGAATATCATCAGAATCTTTACCAATTAGAAGATTTATTCGATAATGATAAAGAACTAGAAGATGATACAGAAGAAGAGAAAGCTAAAGGAGAAATGCTTGATATGTTATATAAATATATGAAGAAGAACCTATCTCCCGATGCTTATTTGATCTTCGAGATATTGCTTAGTCCTCCTCCCTATATTAAAGAGAGAATCAAGGATGGTTCTCGTATCACTAACATTTTATTAGTAGAGTTTTTTGATATGCCTAGAACTAAATCTTCGGTAAGATATATCTCAGAACTTAAAGAAGATATAAGATATTGGGAAGAGAAAGCTAAAGAAGACTTACATTACTAACATAAAAAAAAGGGAACCTCATGCACTGGGTTCCCTTTCCAGTGTAACTTATTTCCCAATAAGAATTCCACTTGTGTGTTGGACGAAAGCGATTAGCTGTTCTTTAAATATAAAAGCCCTAATAATTTTAAAAGTTTATATAGGTTTATAGTTTAATGATATAAGCTAGTACGAAATAAGGAGGTCTATTCTCATGAGGACTACCTCCACCAGTTGACTGAGTATCTGCTGAATAACTTGAGTCAGGCATAGTATGATTAGGGAATGGTCTCTTGTTAGCATTGTCCCCCCATTTTTCTTCTTTAAACGTAATCTTATGACTATGAGGAGGTATTTGGTCTAGAGTAAGAGTTACTAAGGCTTCTCCTCCCATGTTACCAATGGTATTATAATCCTGATTACTTGGATCATATCCTACTACAAATCTACCCAATAGATTAGGTCTACCAGACATACCATCACAGAATGCCCAACCATCTGGAGGAATAGTACCTGAAAACATAGCGATTAATCCAGTGGGAACTGAAGAAGCCGAGTTTTTAATCATTTCTATAAGCTCATTCTTCAGATTAGTAAGATATTCTTGTAGATTAGTTATACCATTAGTCTGGTCATCTTTACCTCCGAATCCTTCCAGTACATGTTCTACTCTTTGAATAGAATGGGTCATGATCCCATTGTAGGCTGAGTTAAAGGGTAGTGGTTGAGGGAAACAACCTCCATAAGGGATGATTGCATAGTTTTCTGACTCCTTCGTATTAGCATCAGTACCAGAACCATATACTCCAATCAGTACCATGGTATTCTTACTATTTCTGTAGGGTTCACAAGCACCCTCTACCTGAGAATTAAGATAGGTATAATTTAATTTCTCATGTGAAGCAGGATTATTCTTTACTATATCCCAAGAGATTTTGTCTTCTGCTAAGGGATAGTAAGGATTCTGTGATTGTTTATACAGAGTATATAAGCTTTCATAAGATGAAGACCAATATGCTACGAAAGTAATAGGGTTTTCAATTGGTTCTGATACTTCTTGATGAACTGCAAATAAGAAGATATCTGAATTAGCCCCTTGAGCACCTTGGATATTATCTACTACTATCTCTTCATCATCAGAGATGAATATATAACCATCCCTAGAAATACATCCGAAGTTTATCTGAGGTGATTCTCCATCTTCAGAATTCTTTACCATATATCTAGCAGTAATTCTATCTGCTACATCATTCTTGAATACCTTACCATTTTCTGCTTTAGCTTGAACTGATAGCTTATTACCAGATACCTTAACTGAGCCGAATCCACAGAATGGGCCAAGAGCAACAGGGGCAGCAATTGCTTCTGCTGCCTCCTTAGATTTAATCAAACCCTCATATTTAAAGTACGTTTTCATTGTTACTATTGTTTTTAGATTGTTTATAATTCCTAGATTGTTCTGACATATCCTTGAAAGCTTCAGATAAGTTATTGAACTTCAAGGCTACTATAGACCAAAGTATCTTCCGGATACTGTATCTCTTTTCTACTCCGTGTAATGTACATATATGACCATAGATAGAATCTATTTCAAATCCGTAACATACTACCAATACGGTTATAGATACTACTAATGGGTCTAACCCATAGGGCTCTCCAATAGCCTTACCAAGAACTGCTCCCATTAATAAGTAACATATATAATCTATTATCTTATTAAAAGTTCTTCTTCCAGCTTTGGATTTTCTAATGGGTATGCCCTTTAACTTACTAGCATTCATTCCAAACCAGAAGTCGGCAATTATCAATATGAATGCTAATAGGATCATCCATCGAAGGTCATATAACAATTGAAGACACTCTGTAGCAAAAGCTACCGTAAATCCTTTAGATACTATAGATGTAGTAGATGTTTCAGTATACATGTCGTAATGTTGATTTATTCCTGAGGTTTCGGGGTTATTCTCCATGCTGTATTTTTGGGTATATCTATTTCGAAAGTTTTACTGCTAATATCATCAGAGTTCCAAACCAATTCATTTGGTTGTACATCAAAAGCTAAAGTAACTTCAAATGTACACCTTACATTGGTTTTGTTAACAGATTCAAATATATAAATACCAGGATTAGAAGTTCTAAATTCATAAGGTACTGGATGTGAATCGGCTTGACCCACTAATCTTACATCAGTTATAAAATCCTTATGATTAGAAGAACATACCACAGTGGTATATACTTCTCCTTCTCCTTGCCCACTTAGAGTAGCTCTTTCAGGACTACAACTTATCTTAACTTCAAGATTATAGTCTTTGATTACTAATGTAGCCTTCTTGTCTTTATTACCCTTACCAACAAAGGTATAGGTACCCGCTTTATCTAAAGTAATAACTTCTTCGAATTTATACTCTGCTCCGGTTTCCATAAGTAATACTGAATCATATTCCTCTATTTCGAAAGGCATTACTCGGATAGTAACCGACTTACCTTCAGCAAGTTGATATGATACATTTACCTTCTGGTTATTTGGAGTATTAGCCCAATCCTTTGGAGATATCCAATTAGGATCTGAAGGATTTACTGCTTCGATATAAATATAGGGATCTTCTGGTTTGGTATAACTATATACTGACCAAGTAGTATAAACTAAAGGATCTCCCTTACATACAGCTTTATAACTTCCCGGTTTATTGCATGAATAAGTAGCACTAGCTTTACCATTACCAGATTTATTCAAGGTAATATCGGTTAACTTAGTATTATCACAATAAATACTAACTCCATAATCTATAAGATTATCGGGATCATCAGAGGGAGTTACTGATAAGTAAAGTTCTTGATTTACAGATCCACTTCCCATCTCTAAAGATAAAGTTTGATATTCTTTAGATAAATGATAAGTGAATTTAGAGATACTGGTATATACGGTAAATATTCCTATACCATCAAAGTTCTCTAAATTATCCTTAGTACAAGCAAACTTATAAACTCCAGTACCAAATATTTGGAAAGTATCCCCAGATTTATACCTAGTATCATCTTTACCAATCAAGTAACATTCCAAACCTTCCTCATCATAATCATCTTCTATAGTTAGTATGGTTTTAGCTAAACTAGTTACATTACTTGATAGCTTGAATTCTTCTGGAGTACATTTAACCTTGTATTTATTAGGTTCTCTAGTAACAACCAATGAAACTCTTTTTACTGGGTATTCTACAATCTGGAATTCATAAGTACCTGGCTCTTTAAATTTATAAGTTGAACCAGAAGGCTTAACTTCAGTTTCCCCAACCAATTGTATATTAACTGGAGTCTGTTTACCTTCTTGATAAAGAGTAGCTGTAACTGTAGCCGATACCTCCTTATTAGTTGGTGTAATATGCAGTGTAGTTGGATTAACCGATATATTATAGGATTTGACTACTTCTTTTAATTTTACATGAACTTGGGTAACTTTAGTCGGGTCTCCCACACTTCTAAAATAATAAGTCTGATTACCTATAGTGGCATTAAAAATAGTGCCATTTTCATATTTCTTGTAACCCCAAGTATTACCATCTCCAGATACCTGATACCTTAAGTCGGCATTTTGATAATTACTAGAGACTGTAACCTTAATAGGTACAGAGGTTATATACCCAGGCTGAATAGTGTTTATATTTGGGTCTACAAAATTGGCTGTTATCAGATAATTATCATTTATATTAAAACCATAATCAATAGTAGCTCCTACATGATAAGGCTTAAATCTATCGATTATATTTTCTATAGCTTTTCTGAACTCTATAAATTCTCCCGAGTTATTTGAATAGCCATGTCCAGTTATATGGAAGGTTACATTGATACATTGACTACAACCGTAAATGTTATCAAAGTTAGATTTATCATAATACTGATCTTGGTCAAAGTAAGGATGTGTTTTTAACCAACCATCATAACCTGATTTAGCGGGGTCATCAATGGTACAGTTTAACCCATACATTCGGAATAATATTTCAAAGAACTGAGAAGTACCTCGTATCTTTATCAGAGATATAGAATACTTGAGTAAATCTCTTATCTGTTTAGTAGTTAAAGCTAAAGCCCCTTTCTTAGGTAAAATCCATTTAGACTTAAGGCTATTTAATTCAGCTTCACTTAACAGACCATTATAATAAGTTTTAAAAGCCCCTTCATCAATATTATTCCACCTTGCAAAAGGTAATTGCCCAAAGCTTTCCCAAAGGTAATTCAAATAAATCTCTGGGCAGGTATCAAAGTCAGTTATTCCTAGTAAACTCTCAATATCTGCGGATATATTATCTTGAAAATAACTTCCACAAATTTCTAGGAACCTTTCTAAGATACCCTTTCCATCTACCTTATAAGTGTCTTGGTCTTTATATTCAAAAGGTAGGAAATCTATAAGTTTCTTAAGGTCTATCATATTAAACAGTTTCGTGAACAGTTAAAGTTAATTGAGAAGATTTCTGGAATACAGGTAAGTTATATCCAGGATCTTCATAATCCATATTAGGTTCTGAGATAGAAATAGAATAACGATATCCCTGTTGATAGCCATTTGCTTGTATGTCCAAAGAGAAAGTGATACCATTATTTTTATCAGTGATGTTTATAGTACTACCTACAGAGCCAGTAGTTTGGAATCCTCCACTTGAAGCTTTTACAGTGTATGAATTGCTTCCAGTAAAGTTTATAAAATAGGTCATGGACCCATTAGCTTTCTCTAATTTAAACTGACCAAGAAGTAATTCCTTGTTACCATATATGGTAACAGGCCAAGGTTTAATATAGAACTTCTTGATATGTAAGTAATCTACCGTAGATAGGTTATCAATCAAAGCATAAATATCTGAGATTCTTACTTTGCCCCCAATCTCGGAGTTCTCAATAGAATAAGCATTGTATAAGGCATTCAGAACTTGAGCTTGGATTTCGTTGGTCTTATAAGATTTCTTACCGGTTACTTCTATCTCTAAGGTTATATCTACTAATCCTGCAGATTTAACTTGAAGCCAAGTAGTTAAGGGGGCTCTCTGTGATAGTTGGGTATAAACCTTGTTTATCATAGCAGAATCAGCTACTCCACCATTATCAGCACTGATATATACTGTAAGCTTTCTTCCACATTCATAATCTACGGCAGCTTTATTTACTCCATCTATTAGCATAGCTAAATCTACGAAGTCCTGTTTGCTTACAGCTACTCCAAGAGTTTTAACACTCAAGGGTATATGTTCTTTTAACATACCAAAGTTCTCATAACTAGAACCTCCTCCTGCAGCATATTGATTACTAGTGGTAGCCTCAGATATAGAAGCTTTTACTATGGCTGGAGTTTGTACAATAGAACCAGCTGGTACATTACCTTGAATACCCGTGGTGATATAGAAGCTTGCTGATGTTACCTTTTGACCTGCAGAAGGTATAGAACCAAAGGTACCATCTCCAAATACTATTACGGCAACTTGGCTAGCATTGACAGTTACCATAAAATGTTTATCTGAAGGTTTAGAATAAGCAAAGGTATCTACTAAAGTCCAAGTAGTTCCATCAATAGATAATTGCATTGTACCATGCTCATAGTATTTACCATCGGGTAATTTACCTATTGTGATTTCGGGTCTACCTTCGGAAGGTATTACTAATCCTGACAACCCAGACTGATTATATTTCTCATGTTGAATCAGGGGTATTTTACAAGTAGTAACATTAGCATACCAAGTTACATCTCTAGCAGAAAGCCAGGAGTTACCGTTAACATCTGTAAAAAGAGTTTCTTTTGGGATAGTTAACCTAGAAGCAATATTACTACCTGTAAGATCGCGGGTTAGGATTACATCTACTGAAGCAGCTACTGCTCCCCTCGGATGATAATCTACCAATAAGCCATGCTTTACTACACTATCATAACGCCGAGCCGTGGATAAGAAAGATTCCCTACCCACGTTATCAATGTAATAATGAAGTACTTCAGCAATAGCTGCAAACAAAGATAGGATAATTATCAGAATATTACCCTCGGAATAATCCGTGATAAGAGTCTGACCATTCTTATCCTTGATAGTAGTAAGAGATTCGATCAGCTTAGCTTTAATCTGTTGAAAGGATCTCTGATAAGGGTTTAGCCATTTATTCGTTATCATATTAGTAAGGTTTTAAAATATTTTCAGACCTATCATAACTAATACCCAATACCTGTTGGCTACCAGTTTGATTAATTACATAATTCATCTCAATGAAAAGTTTAGTACCCTCTAACCTCATATTCAGGCTTTTAAAAGTAATCCTAGTTTCATAGGTAGAGATAGCTTTCTTTAAGAAGTCTTTTACCAAGAAAGCTAAAGCCTGGGTATTGGGTTCTTCTATACATTCCCATAGCCTAGTACCAAAATCTTCTTGCCTGAATCTTTGACCTATATCATACCAAAGGAGAGCAGATAGGTTATTATGAACAAGTTCAATATCCCCATTTACTGGATACCAACCTTTCTCTCCCTTTTCATTCTCAGTAATCCGTATTGGAAACAAAGGGCCAATACCGATAATATTAGTGTATAAGTTATTTGCCATTAGTGTACAAATTTAGAATCCTCATAATCTGTTTTATTAAAAGTAGAAAATGGTTTCGTGACTGGAGTAATAACAGGTCCACTAACTGCAGGTCCCGATTGAATACCAGAGTGGGTATGAGAATTATATTGAGCTTTTAATGATTCTATCTCTGAAACTAATTGGTTTAGTTTCTGGGTTAATTCATTGATATTGATTATACCATCATTATTACCTTGGTTCACTATAACCTTTGAGGCATTCACATAGGCTTGAGCTTTAGAATTTATACTTACTGGGCCTTCGGCGTAAATAGTAGCAGACCCATATAAGTACATCTTGAGTGATCCATCTTTATCATTTAACCAGATTCTATTCCCATTAGGTGTAACTATACCCATAGTATCAGGATCATCCAGGATATCGGGTATTTGGTTTTGAGCCCAACCATGATATTCCCATAGAGGTTTACTAGGATCTCCATATTCAAAGGTAATATATACTATATCACCATTCTTAGGAGCCATCATTTTAAAACCAGACCCAGTAGATCCATGTTGACCCTTTGAATAAGCCCAGAGTACTATTCCTCCCATTACTTCAGGTATAGCCACTTTTATACGATTCATATGATCGGGGTCTGTGTTATTAACTACCATGGCCCTGTACACTGAATAGTATCTTCCCAAGGATTCTAATCCTTGTTCAGTTATTGTTTTTGCTGATTCATAAGCCATATTATTCAGTTTTAGAAAAGTCTTGGTTCATCTGTTTAATAATGTAATCTATATTGAAATTATACTTTCGATATACATCCTTAGTAGCTTCTACCTTTTTACGTTTAACATTAGTAATGGTAACTACATCTTCTCCATCTTTACCTGTAGATTGGTATACAGTTCTTTCTATTTCTATGATGCCATCATTACCTTTGGTAGGAGTATTAGCATTCTGTTCCCTATAGATAACCATATCTTGAACAAACTTTCTTTGTTCTTCGGTATTACCATCCAAGGCTTTGAAGGCTTCATATTCTGCCTTAGTAGCATTTATGGTAAAATCAGAAGAATGAGCATCTCCAGCTTTATTTTTACCTACGTCAGTAGTTCCTTGACTTCTGGCATTATTAGATACCACATCTTGGGTATTAATATTACCAGCAGCAACTTGAAAGCCAGCTGTTCCATTATTCCTAACTAATTCTAAGTCAGTAATATATCCTGTACCAGCATCCATTCTATGAGTACATTTCTTTATATACCAATACCCTGACCACCTTTTACCAACGTTCAAAAGCTGAAGTACCATGGAGGTTTTTAATGAAGGTCTTCCTACTACTTGCATTTGGCAGACCAGCTTTTTCTCGGTTATCTTTAAACCTCCATTAGCATTTATCCTCATTGCTCTTTCTCTATTACCTACTCCTCCAGTTCTATCATATAAGTTAGTAAGGGTTTTCCAAGCGGGTACTTTCAAAAGCTGTTTTACCTTTTTGAATACCTTTACTCGGCTTCGATAGTACCCATGATTATCTCCAGGACCTCTACCAGCTTGGACTGGATTATAAGTTTGAGGATAATAGGATTCTTCATGAAGAGTTAAGGGATAGACAATGATATTTGGGTCTTCTTGCATTTTAGCTAATCCCTCCTGAGTTTTCCTTTTCTCGGCATTTAGTTCAGTCATACTATTCACACGACTAGAAGACTTTAATTCTCCAGAAGAATACGAACGAGGGTCTTCCCAAACTTCAGTCCATACCTCAGTGTATTTATTTTTGAATACAAAATTTAAACCCTGGTATACTTGTTTCATTGCAGAAGTAAGGTCCATTCCTCCCGCTACTAGTGCATCAATAGAAGATTTTATATTAGTTAGTTCTCCTTTAGTATAAGCTTCCTCTAGCATTTGAGAAGTAGCATCCCTTAATTCTGTATCGGACATAGACTCTAATCCACCACCTGCATCTAAATAACCAGTACCCTTAGCATCATATTCTTTCTTAGCAGATTCAGTCTTTAGTCTTTGAGCTTGTTTTTTAGAAGCCAATTCTTCATCTAAGGATTTCAATCTACCTTCTTTCCATTTCTCTACCTTACTATCAACATGGGGTTTTAAAACTTCGGGGGATCTATGAAATAATCCTGGGCTTTGCACATCTACTGTAGATAGGGCATCTAACTGTAGTGGGTCATGTAGAATCTCATTCTGTTGGTCATCGATGTAACTTACCTGGATTTGTATTTGCTTATCCTCAGGTTTTATAGTATTACCCACTTGCATCATCTCCTGCTTAGTAGATCTTTGAGTAGTAAAAGATACTCTTAATACTTCTCCGTTTTCAGCTTGGAATATGTAGGTATGATGAGGAGGTTGTTGAAACTTACGGTTATGTATGTAAATTACCCCATCTCTACTATCCACATACCAAGGCCCATTACCATAGGCAGCCATTTTAGCTTCTAGTTGAACTAGAACATTATTACCTATTGTACCTAAGTTAGAATTAAGTACTTCAGCTAAATCATCTGGCATACCAACTTGACCTATGCCACTAAATTGATTAGCATACAGAATGGTACCCTGTACTTCGGGAGTAACTTCTGTTGGTACCTGTATAGCTTCATAAGCTTGATTACTTATTATATTTGCCATTACTCAAACCTTTCTATTATTACTCCAACATTTAATCCGCATCCTGAATCCAAGAATTTAACCATACTATCATCGGTATCCTCAGTAGGTTTATGAGGGGGCATAAACCTAAGATGATTCGTGCCATCAATACATTTGATAGTTATATGGGTACCTGTAGAATCAAAGATACAATCGAAATCTCTTACTTTGATATTTATAGCTGGGCTTGATACAAATGTACCATCACTAAAAATATATCCCCACTGTAAAAAGATATCTCTATTTTCCTGTAAAGCTTCTACATCTACAGTATCTGGATTACCAGTATCAATAGTTATTGTAGCTAAGTTTTCTTTTTCTTCATCATATACATATGACCAGCTACTTATATACGCTCCTAAAGGTATACCAGTAAGAGGGTTCATAACTGGTATACCTTGATTATCAAAAATGGCTAGGTAAGGAGTACCTGTGCCTTTATATAATATGGAATTATTTGCTTTAACTTCCATAAGCCGGTATCATTAATACCATTCCACCTTTTAATTCAGTGAACGGGTTTATTATGTTATTATACTCAGCAATAATATACCATTTACCAGAATCTCCATAATACCTATAAGCGATATTCTGTAGAGTTTCACCCTCTTTCAGGGTATACTGAAAGTCATTGGGAGAAGAGGGTATAAGTAATGGGTAGGATTCTAAAGAATAATCTCCATCTCCATAATTCAGAGTAAATCCATTATCGTATGGACTTGCTCCAACTAAATAAGAAGTTATATCCATGGTTACTTGATTTTATCGGTTGTAAAAATACCCACAGTCTTTTCTGCAGCTTTACTTTTAACAATATCCTCATAAGATAAACTATATGAGCTTACTCGTTTGAAGATTAATTCTTGAGTAGCAGTAGCAGGATACAGATTTAGGTCTTCTCTTATATCTACTGAACCTTTCATACGTTGTCTAGAAGCATTTCTAAAATTAGAAAGAGAATATGTGGCAGAAGTAAGTATATAATAATGACCTTCAAAAGTATCAGAATTTCCCCACTGAATCTGTAAGATTGGAGGAGCTGCTTGATAAGCATTGGATTTACTCCAGGATTCTAATAACCTACATTTAGTTAATACTTCAGCAGGATTATCCGGATCATCACAGTACCAAGATACATTGAATTGTACAATATCTTCTGAACCAGTATAATGATACATAGGAGTATTTCTACCCATAGACTTAATGGTAGCCCAAGTTGTTTCTCCTCTAAAGTCAAAGCTCAGAGGTCTATTCTGTAAAACAATATATTGGTATGGGCTAACATTAGTATTATAAATGATTACCTGGTTTAGTTTTCTTATATCTTGGCTTACTCCATAAAGTTTATTGTTTTCTACTACAGTCCTACCTTGAGCAGGATCATCTCTGTCAATCTTAAGATTTCCATGCTGAAGTTGTAATCTCCTAATACTTTGAAGAGAACTGTTGAGTAATGGATTCTTGGAAGATCTTTCCCTTTCTCCCAAAGCTCCATTCGGATTAAACAATTTACCTCTAGGAGCAGTATCCTTAGGTAAACCTGAAGTTAATCGGTTAAGGTGTATCTTAGCTCTCCATAATTTATTTATGGGACCAGTAAGTACTCCAGCAGTATCTTGGGTAAGATTATTATATTTCTTAACAACCTTACCTGCTAGTTTTCCTAATATTCTTGCCATAATTTAAGGTATTAATCCAATTTGAGTAGCATAATTAACTCCTAAAGTTTCACCTGGAGCTACAGAACCAACAGGAGCTCCATCAATAGTAATGTTAACAGTACCATTAGGTTTATCATTCAGTAAAGCTGCCCTGATAGCTCTTGCCATTTTCTCGGTTAAATATTCATCACTAGTTAGAGTTTCCTTTGATAGATTAGAATCAGTGTTCTTGTTTAAGGAATCTATTAACCTGGGTAAATAATCTGCTACAAGAGGTAATGCTATACCAATGGCCATTCCCCAAGAGCCTCCCAAGAATCCCGCCAATCTACCGAATAAACCTTTCATACCTAACCTAGCTACTGCAGGTCCGGCAGTAGGAGTAGGCGGTTTAGTAGTACCTCCTCCAAGACCTCCTAATGTTGGCCCGGGTATTCCAAACTTCCTAATACGTTTACCATCAGGCCCATACCAACCTCCTCTGGGTCCAGCAGTCCAACCGAAAGCCATTGCCTTTTGAAGGTAATATTGTTCCCTCATAATCTGAGTGATATGTATTAATCGGGTCTCCAATACTGCAGCTGCAGCTGCAGACTTACTAACTCCACTTGCTGTAGCCTGAGATTGGGTATTGGTTTGTTGCATGTAAGTAGAAAGCATTCTGCCAGTAGCAGCTAGGTACCTATAGCCATTTACTACTAAAGCCGTAATTGAACCCCAAGCTAATGCTTTAACTACTATCTGACCTCCTATAGTACCAGCTATTCCTTGTACCCATTGAGATATCTTAGTGAATACAGTTAATATAGGATTAAAGACGTCGGCTAAAGTTGACCCTATATTTACTACTAAGTTTTCAAAGTTAGATTTGAAAGCTTCAATGATACCCTGTGGAGTCTTTAATCTTTCCTCAGTAACCTGTTCTACTATGCCCGAGTTCTTATCATATTGTTCTAAGATCTTAGTCATCTTATCAGAACCAGCCATCATATTTCGAATCTGATTAGAGATATCACGAGTACCTCGAACTCCGAAGATATTATAGAAAGCTTTAGTTCTTTCCAGAAGGGGTTTATTCATAAGAGCTTCTCCAAACTTACGATATACCTTATCTAATCGAATAAGATTACCTTCAGCATCAAAGAAATCTTGTGGACTTAAACCTAAACTAGTTAATGCACTAAATCCTTTCTTTTTCTGGTCGGCTAAAGAAAGTTGCAAATAACGGATCATATTTGCTAATGCAGTACCAGCTGATGAACCCTGAATACCCATATCTCCCAATACACCAATAGCTGCAGCAGTCTGTCTTAAATCGTATCCTGCATTAGCCATGTCAGCTCCAGCATAGGTAATGGCTTGAGCCAAATCGGTAAGAGACATATTAGCATTAGTTACAGCCGTATATAAATCATCTGTAACCTTAGTAGCTTGTTGAGAAGGTATAACATACATTGACATGATATTAGTCATCAAGTCAGCTACACCTCCTTTACCTCCAAAGGGTTGACCAAGGATAGATGCTAACTTAGCAGCAGGCCCAGTCATATCCTTTATCTGTTCTACTGTATTACCTGCCATTGCTAAATATCTTTGACCGGAAGCAATATCTGCAGCAGTCAAGGGAGTAACTGCATTGACTGCTTGAGCTAATTGCATCATTTCAGTTTGTTGCTCAGCTGTAGCTCCTGCAATCTTTGAGGCCATAAATATGGTATCTTGTACCTTGGCCGAATACTGATAAGCTTCTGCCATGCCTCCAAGGAATCTCATACTGTTTTGTACAGCATTACCTGCACTCATCTGAATAGCCCTGTTCCAGTCATTCATATCATTCATCATATTGTTGAATGATTGTGAAATTTTACCGGTTTCAGAGCTAAACTTATCTCGGAGTACCATTGATACCCCGACTTCTACTAAACTTTTTGTATCTCCTATCATGTTGACATTTTCTTCTTCATTTGTTTATAATAATTCTCAGCTATGAGTAGGAATTTCTTTCTTTTACGAACGGGTAGACACAAAAAGGTGAGATAGTCTAAGACTATCTCAGCCCGAGTAATGTATATGTAATCTTCCTCTAAATTATATCTCCCGTCAAGTAGAAAAAATCAGGAGCAGCCATAATTGGGTAATCCATCATATTCCCAGTTTCTGGGTTTTCGATTTGAGTATATCCATGGAAGATTGGGTCTACTGTATTTACCAACCGATGAATTTCTGCCATATCCCTTGATGAGAATAGAGAGAAGTTTTCTACTTTCTCAAATTTATCATCTACCTTTAACTTAAGATTACGAAGAAGAAGAGTAGAGTGTCGAGTAAGTTTACTTGGTGAAAGCTGAACCATCTGAGACTCTTTTTCTCCATCCATCAATTCGAATTGGATTACCTTACCTGAGTTCAATTCCTCTGTATATTGCATAAGAGTAAATCCATCTTCTCCTTTTCTTCCCGGGTAGTAAGGAATGGCATTGGGTTTTTCTTCCATTTCTTGTTCTGTAGGAAGTACTGCATAATCGAAAAGAAATTCTCTCAAGTCCTGAGAGTAAGTTACAGAATCCTTGTTATCCCATTTATAAGTAAATTCTACTTCCTCTCCCAAAGAGAAGATTCGAGAATTAAATAGGATACAGTATCTATCCAGCAAAGGTAACTTAAGAGCATCCTCTATGGTTAATCTACCTGACTTAGTAGCATTCGTTTTAACTACTATTGCTGAAATATACTTGGTAAGATTCATAAGATTTTTTGAATCTACCGGGTTGGTGATAATTTCTTCATCTTCACCATTCTGCTCTCTGATTTCAAAAAGTCTACCAGAAGGAGCAGTGAATACTAAGGTTCTTAGTGTCATATCCATTTTATCTAATTTTTAAAAGTTCATAATTTCATAGTAACGGTAAGTATCAACAAGAAAGGGGTGAAACTCCTTATCTAGGAATCCCACCCCTCCACCTAAAACTCTAGTAAGAAAATGACTAAGAGAGTTAATACTTATCGCAAGTACCGACAGAAAATTCTATATTTTCTATTGTGTTTTCTGAAGCCATACGATCTAAGTCAAGGCCAGTTACTTTACAAGGCCAAACTTCTTCAAGCAGCCAAGTATTTAGGACAGATACTCCATCTTCTGCAAGTTCATTTACAATGGCAGTTTCCCAATATTCACTAGGAACTAACCCACCTCCAGCTATCATATCTTGGCAGGAATATAGCCAATCTTGAAGCCAGGTATCTGAACCGGCAGTAGTTAAAAGTTTCTCTACTACCAGATTACCTACGGTAACTCTACCAGCAGTTTTTACATCCCTGTTTACATCTCCATGAGCAACCTGGTCAATCTCAATATCCGGAAGTTGGCAAGTCTGGAATAGATACGTATTGATAGGATGTTTTGGGAAAGAGATGCTCCATAGGAATTTCTTTCTAGGATTCTTTACTTTTGCTCCCATGTTTTATGATTTTAATGTTATTCGTTTTCTGAAATATTAACTGATTTAGAAGCTGCATCGATTACAATGTTAATTGTAATTTCTTGCATAGGAACAATATCTTTATACTTCAGGATTACTTTATATTTACCCTGACGGACATCAGCTTCATTATTTACGGAGAGTTCTGAATAAGAGCCAGCATCTTGGTCACCCATCCATATATACTCTGACATAGCATTTTCATCTACCAGATTATCTAGGATTGGTTTTACCTCAAGATAGATATTCTTCCAAGTACCCCAGATATTGGGCTCTTCCAAATACTTATTCAATATAGGACGAAGAGTCTTCTTCAAGTACAAATTCAATCTTACAATTGAAAGGAATCTTTCTGAATCCTGTTTTACTTGAGAAGAGAAGCAATGCCATAACATGGTTTGTTTACCAGAAGACGGAGTATCTTTGATTACAATCATGTTGGCATACATCTGAGCCAATTCATTTAGTTCATTATAACGAGAATCACTACCATAGTTAGGACTTACTGGGCCCTGACCATCATAGATTACTCCACGGTTCATACCGGCAAATGACTTCCAAGGTCCATAGTTAGAAGCAGAAGTATCACCCAAACCGAAGATAGTACCCAATACATCTGAATTAGTAAGCAATCCGAATTCATTGTAGTACTTGATACCACCTGCAAAATAGGCCGCATACCTAGAGTTACCGATACTACCCAAACAGTTATTAATCCAAGTGATAATGCTCTGCTTATTTCTAGGCTGAGTTCCCTCAGAATAATGGGTAGTATATTTAGGTACTTCGATGTAATAGGTATATTCTTGCAATTCAGCACACATATCTTTAGCAGCCTTATGTACTTTTAAAACATCTCGATCTGTTTTCAGATGTTGATGAATATGAGAACAAGCTAGCTGATAAACATCTGTATAATCTTTTACCAAATCCAGAGAAGCAATCCATTCATCTGCAGTTGGGTCAGCACCAGCAGTACCCAGTGTACCATTGAACATAGTCTCAGTAGTGGTTGCTTCTTTACCTCCAACTTGGATAGTTAGTGGATTCTCAGTTTGGTCAATTGAAGTCTGAAGCCAAGCTACCAGGTTTTCGAAAGACTTAATCTTATCGGTAGTGATTACCATCTTAGGTTCCAGGTATGCAGAATTACTAGCAAAGTTGCTTAAAGCCAGGTAATCTACAGAAGTTTTATTCTGAGCATCCTTAGTTTTATAAGTAATTACCGGACCTGATTCCAGGATAGAACCATTGGCATCATATATGTTATAGAAGATGGTATTCACTGATTTAGAAAAACCTACTTTAAAGGTTTCTCCAGAACCAATAGGATCACCATACCCTTTAGTTACCAAACCAAAGCTTACATTAGTACTTCCAGAAGTAAATTTCATTACTTCAGAAGCTTGAACTTCTCCAGGTATAGCAGAAGCTAATTCAATCTCATCTTCTTCTAATACTCTAGAGTCTTCTGCTTTAGTAATGGTACCCTTTTTAGCACCTGCTCCCAATACACGAATAATTCTTAGCTTAGAACCTCCTACTAAAGCTTTCTCTATGTTAGATACAGAACCATCAGGTACAATCTCTTTACCAAATATTCTTTGGAATTGAGAGAAAGAAGTGATTAATTCTGAAGGATCATCATAGGGACCTTTTTCAGTTCTAGCCAAGAAACATGATACTCCTAAAAGAGGAGTAGTCTGTTGAACATTGTTGTTCTCGAATTTAAAAACAACGCTTGGTGATTTTGACATATCCTTGTGTTTTATAGGTTATACATTAATTTAATTAATACCAGTAAGTATCGTTACCTTACTGGTATTATTAGAAAATTAATCCTCTTTATTCTTAAATAAACCTCCGATAGCCTTAATCACATCATAGAAACCACATCCTGATAAACCAGCAGCTAATCCATAAATTAATACCTGGTAGAAAGGATAGTTTTCCAATAAGGGTGTAAGTTGTAATCCCCAAGCTATAAGACATACAAGAATACCTACTAAGGCAGATATACCAATCTTAGCAAGTTTGTTGTCTTTGATAGCTGGGATTACCTTTAGTATCTGAGTAACCAAAGATGATACCAAAGTTACTATACCCGTAAAGGTACCCAAATTGATTACGAACTCTGAACCAGTTGAAGGTTCTACTTCTGCAGCAAACAATGACACTGGTAAAATGAGTGCCATCAGCATAAACACTAACTTTTTCATTTTAGTAAATTTTTGAGTTAAACATGTATATTGAGATTGAGCATCTCCTCGTCCTTTTGGTATTCTGGTCCTAGTAAAAGACTTATATCTTTTATAGGTATTAGATCCCCCATTTCTACCAGTTTTTCTGGTATAATACCATCCTTACATACATATTGGTATACCTTTTCCAATAATCCATGGGATTCATCTGGATGGTCATAGAAATTACCAATCTCTATAAACAGATTCCCAGTAGGAGCTATCCTACCTTTATCCCATTCTTCTAAATTATTGAAGTAAGGTCTTATATATCCCCTAGTGGGTAATGCTTCATGAAGAATAGAGTGAAGTAATCTCATATCATTCTGAGTAGTTGCTACCAGATGAATATCGATAGTGATATCCTTGGTTTCATACGGGAACTCTGACATCTGATAATTGCCTGCCTCTAATTTATCTCCAATGATATATTTCTCTACTCCAATATCTCCAGGATAATAAGCAGTGCTTTCTATAGTTATCCTTGGACAAGTTTTAGGACCTCTTACCTGGTTATTACCTATACCAAATAAGTAAATGAACTTATCTATTGCTTCCTTATCTTCTTGGAATCTCTTTTCATTCTCTTGTGATAAAGGTAAATAATCCTCAGGATTAAGTCCCATCTTCTTTTCTAAGAGAACATTCAATAAGCATATATAGAAGGTTCTCTCTACTATCTCTTGTGAATTTACCATAATTACCTCCTATCTTATTTTCATTACATAAGCCAATACATAATATGGTGGCCTATTCTCATGAGGACTACCTCCACCAGCTGACTGAGTATAAGCTGAATAACTTGAGTCAGGCATAGTATGATTAGGGAATGGTCTCTTGTTAGCATTGTCCCCCCATTTTTCTTCTTTAAACGTAATCTTATGACTGTGTGGTGGTATTTGATCTAAAGTAAGAGTTACTAGGGCTTCTCCTCCCATGTTACCAATACGTTCGTATTCATAATTTCTTGGATCATATCCTACTACAAATCTACCTCTTAAGTCTGGAACACTTATATAACCAGCTTTAGTAGAAGCAGTATTATACTTATCTCCAATAGCTTTATATAATTCTGGGTATTCTGCTATACTTACTTGACTTCCATCACAAAGTACATAACCTTCAGGAACTCCAGAACCAGACCATAATTGGATAAGACCAATATCCCTTCCAGCAGTGTTCTCTTTTTTACCCTGTCTACAAGTTACAACTACAGTTTTACCTGATTCATCCTGTATAAAAATTACTTGGCCAAGTTTATCATTATGAGTATTATCGTTTAAGCTCATGATAAGAGTAGTACCAGAGCCAGATACATCTCCCGAGTTTTCCCTAGTATAATTTACATTAACTGGATCACCAACTTTCTTTCCATTGATTACCATTTGTTTAGTAGATACAATAGTAACCTCTTTACTTTCTCCTGTAGGCTCAAAGTATAATTCAGTGGGTGAAACTCTGAAAGTGTATTCATAATTGCCTTCCCCTTTCTTGTGGATAAGCTTTACTTCTTTAGTTGACCCATCTACAGCTTCTACTGTTAAGATCTGAACTATATCTTTGTCCGTAGCATTCTTTTCTTCTGGTGTTACCGTTATAACAGTCCTACCTGAACCTTGATTTTTACTTATTGTAAATCCCATTATCTATATTTCCTTATTTCTTTACGAAGTTCTCTTACTATAGTTTTCTTCAGAACCTTCTTACCACCAACTTGTTCGAAAGCTGGTGCCCATAGAGGTCTTGGAGGTAAATTACCACCTCTAGAACCATACTCTAACATGATAGCTACTTGGTTCAATGTTCTTTTACTAGTCCTATCACCCTTTCTGGTTTTCTTAAGGTTAGTAGGTATACCTACGTAAGTTCGATTCTTCTGTTTTACTATTTGTACTGATCTCAAATACTGACCCGTATAATTCAAAAGGGTATGCTCTCCATATCGTTTAATAGTATTAGCAGAGTGAGGATCCCAATGGGTTCCTCTTGGGGGAGTACCTGTTCTTAGGCATTTTTTCACAAGTCTGAGAAGTTGATTGCCAAATTTCTCAGTAGCTCTATCATAGGCATTTCTCATGATAGATGGAGTTTCGGCAATCAACTTCTCAGCTCTAGCCTGTTCTTTTGGGTCAGTATATATCTGTAAGTCTCCCAAGGGAGTACTTATAGTTATGTTTACTGACTTACTTGCCATCTGGATTTTCCTTCGGTTTATTCAAGCCAAGTGAATCCATCATAAGGTTTATGGCTTGCTGTTGTGATTGTAATACTGATACTACATCTTTCCTGAATGAAGCGAATTCTTCATTGAATTGACTACCATTAGTGGGCTCCTTGTTTTCAAACATAGCAAGGATATTATCGCATTCCTTTATTATGTTCTCGTATTTACCTACATTATTAATAATACCAAGAGCCTGTGACCTTTGCAATGATACTTCGTTTACAATATTACTTCCAATTAGAGTGTAGTACACATTGTTATAAATGCCTTCATTCCCATCTGAAGGTAAATATACGGTTACTGTACCAATGGAATCTTGAAGAACAATTTCTATAAGATTAGAAAAGCCATCACCATTTTCATTAGCTCTGGGTTTACTTTCTCCTACCTTTACTACTTTAGCTCGGTCAAAGATTGGGTACATTGATCTTCTGTCTCTTTCTAGAGTAAAGACTGAATCTCCTCTTTGTAATGATTTAAATTTCATTTCTTCCATACTGCATTATTTTTATTGATTAGACTTAATCCCATTTGAACCATACTGGGATTCTGTTTCATAAATTCTACTAGGTTCAAGAAATTATAGTATCCATAGATATCTATCAGTCTTTGTGCTTCATCGGCTACTCTCTTTGCTACCTCTAAATTAGGAGCTGGTAGTTGCATTTGGAGAGTAAAGGTTTGTAGTTTATTATCTTCTTCCATGTTTCTTACTAGATTAAAACGAAAAAAGGGAAATACCCGCTACAGGTACCTCCCTTTTCCCTAATCAACTTTAATAGAAATTATGCAGTTTTATTACCTAAAGCCTGTACTACCGAGTTAATAATGTTCTGATCTCTTTGAGCATCAACTACTCGATTCAGTCTAGCAATTTCTTGGTCTTTTGCAGTGTTCTCGATCAGACACTTAATCTCTTGCTGGCCTTTCATTACCTCGCAATGATTACGTTCTGCCTGAAGAGCTAATCTGTTTTCGGATTCTCTAACTAAGCTCTTAATTTCACAGCAGCAATTTGACTGTTGATGTTCCATCTGGCAAAGACGATCCATAACCCGATTGAACCCTGCTCCCATTTGATCACGAGAATCCCGGATATCAGAATTAGTCTTATAACCAAGATCACAAAGGCCACGTTCAGTAGCAAAGCGATTGTTAAGTACTTCTTTACCTACACCCTCTACTTGTCTAGAAACTCCTGCAACTTCAGAAGTAACTCCACGGGCAGCATCAGATATGTCTTTGTAAATACCAGCTTTTGCTTCCTGAACAGTAGATTCCACTTTTTGGATATCAGCTTTTGTGTCATTGATTTTGTCCCACACAGAAACTGCAGCAGCACCAAAACCACCACCTACTAAAGCTCCACCGACAGCACCCCAACCGGAGCCCCATCCTCGATTATTACAACATTCATCACTATAACGATTACGATCCGCAACCACTACAGTACCTTCACCAGATTTAACTTCCATAATGATTTAGTTTTAAAGTTATTAGTTTTAAAGTTATTAGTTTTAAAGTTAATAATTAAATTTATCTATCAATAAATGTACTAGTGTTGTGTTTAGGATTAAATTGTCTAGGTGGGCCAAGAAACATCCCAATGATGGGTATTATTCCCCTCTTCAATCCTAAAATTACCAATTGATAACCATAAACCTCTTACAGAATTATAGGCCCATACATAAACATTATCTCCAACCCCTCTATCCTTAGTAGTACTTTGAATAGAATTCACAGTTATTTTACCTTCTACTGAGTCTACTATAATACCCTCACGTATTAAGCTCATATCATACATAGAGTTAGAAGTATGAGGCATATTAGCCGTATCAAATAATCCCCACGTATCTTCTTGATCATTACCATTTGAAATATTTAAACTTAATTCTAATCTGAAATTATTATTTTTAGCTTCTTGAGAAACTCTGTAAATTACTGTTTTTCCAGATGCCTTCTGTCTATAAGTATCTGCTCCAGTTCTTGGTGTATATTCATTTTCAGCTATATTTGCTATAAACCTGAATGGGGATTGAGTATCTGATGTCAGTACCAAGCCGATTGATTTCTCTGCTATCTCCGAATGGACTCTCTCTATATCGTCTGCAGATAAGGGGCTACCATTGTGAGTAGAGATAAGATTCAATACATGTTTATTTACCAATCCCTTTGAGGGAGCTAAGAATGTGAAATCGGTGTAATGCCCATTACCATCTGAGTCAGTAATATAAAACTCATAGACATCTCCTACTTCTTGAACTATTGTCAGAGTACAAGTTTTACCAGATTCCTCTTGAGTAAAGGTAATAACTCCAGTTCTAGATGAACTACTATTATTAGTAGCTACCTTAAATGTAGCCCCGGCACCTGAACCAGATATAGTAATCCAATCCACATTAGAAGATAAAGCCCAATTAAGGAATTGATTACCATTCTTCCTAGAATATACTCTTACAGGTCTATTGTATGATGAATCTGAACTTGGCCAACCAGAATAAGTAAGAGAAGTACTCAAAGAATCCCCCGAGTTTTCCCTAATACCAAACTCATAAGTTGAAGCACTCTGTTGTACAGTTTGTACTAACTCTCTATCTAAGCCATTAGGTTGATTAGCTCTGATTGTAAGAGTTCTGCTTGCAGGCTTTGAATGCTCAGGTATGGTAATAGTTACTTTAAAGTAATAACCACTCACATTAGTAATAGTTTCGGTTACTCCGGATGGCAAAATAAGAGTAGGTTTAATAGCTTCGGTAGAACTTAAAGAACTGTTAACATATCTAGACCTATAACTTTTTATATAAAAAGAAATATTACCTCCTTTACCTTCAACAGTACCAATGGATAAAGTACTAGTTTTATAACCACTATTCTGTTGAGTACTATGTTCAAATACTATACCGCTACTAGGATAAGTTACCTCAGCCGAATTCTGTGTAATGGTTAAATATACAGGAGTTGCCGTATCATAAGTAAACTTAATCTTAAAAGTTCTAGGTGATGAGTTAGTGTTTGGTGCTACACTAATACTACATCCACTAGAAGTTTTACCAGAGATGATAATATCAGATGAAGTTCCCTCAACTACTTCAGCCGAAGTATAAGTAGTTCTAATGTTTTCTACATAAGTTCCGTTTATATATTTATCATAATTGGCATTTACTGTCAATCTAAATCCTGAACCAGTTCCAGGTACATTTTTAGTAGTTGGGTCTATAGATAGGTGATCTACATAGGTTACTTGACCTTCTTCCTGAGAAATTGAGATAGTCTGGTCTGTAGCAGTTGGGAAATCGAAAGTAACCATAAAATTTCTAGCAGAACCATCATTACTTGGGATAGAAATACTATTACCACTAATAGAAGCCGGACTAGAAACTCTTACGGTAGCAGTTTCTGATTCTGTATAACTACTACCTTGACCATTCCAAGTATAAGTTCTACTTGCACTCTTAGCAGTTACATTAGATTGACCTCCACTGTAACTGAAAGAAGTTTTATCTACTCTACAGTTATAACTCCATGAAGAATAAACTTTTCTACCTGCTGCCTGGGTAAATGTTGCCTGTAGGGTTTTACCCGAATACTTCTGAGTCCAAGTTACAGTGATTGATTTACTATTAGTAGATGTATTGTTGGGTACTATTCTACCTTTATTACCGTCGTAATCTGTAGTATACCAAGAACCTTCCGAAGTTTTAGTGACATCACTCGCCAAACTTTGAGAGATAGTAGTATTAACACCGTTTACTTGCTTAACTCGATTAGAAGCATATGAACCAAAGGGGTATGTACCTCCAGTAGCTGGAGCATTAAAAGAGGGATTACCATTCGAATACCACTGGAATGTATAAATCCATTGCTCGGCATTGATATCCTCTAACTTGACACATTCATTGTTACCGTAGCTAGCAGCATTACTAATTACAATAACCTTGTCAACATCAGAATTCTTACCATTATTGAGTGCTAACAACTCAGCCTTGGTAGGGCACTCATTAGAGGTCTTACCAAGGCCGGTCTTATTCAGAATAGCACTCCAAGTTGCTATTTCTGCCATATTACTTATTGTTTAATTGTTTCTTAAAGTCTTCGAATTCTTTTCTCAATAACTTAACTCCTTCAAGAGCCATGACACTGAGCATTTCATATTCTACTACTTTTACTTTTACATATTCCTGACCATCTTCTCCGACGAAAGTTTCGAATCTAGATTGGTTAGGTACTTGAGAAGCAGGTATAGTATTCTCTGATACCAACAGAGGTTCAATTTCCTCTAAGCTCTGAGCAATAGTTCCCACTTGGTATTTACCATTCATCTTGAAGTGAACTGTAGGTATATTACAGATTTGGTCCAGAGTATGGTTCAAATTCTCTACTTGAGATTTTAATCTACCATCTGATTCCTTCCAGAAACCAGAAACTGCAGTAGTTTTAGCAAATACTACTTGGTCTGTAGTAGCCAATCCTAATTGAGCTCTAGTTACATTATGAGGATTATCCCTTCTGTTTACATGGGTACTTAAGTCGGTCTGAGCTTTTGTACCTGCAGCCTTAGCATCTGCAATAGCAGCAGCCTGAACAGTAGATACTGGCATATCTGCTGGAGCTAAGTTCTGTATATTACCTAAACCTATCTGAGCTTTGGTTACATGGTGAGGGTTACTCTTATTGCCAATATGAGCATCTAAGCTTTCCTTGATTACTTCGTCAGAATCCTGGATTAATTTCTCTAATGCAGTTTTAGCAGCATCAGTATAAGCATTAGCTTCATTCAAAGCATTGGTAATATCTCCATTCAGACCAGAGTTAAGTTTATTGAACATCTCCCGAGTCAATACTCCAGCTCGATTAGCATTAGCAGCTAAAATTTCTAATGTCTGTGTAGTAGCTTCACCATATACTCCATTAGCTTTAGTAGATTTACTAATCTGTACCCAAACTTTATCCGTATCCTGAACTACTCCTTTACCAGAAATTATAATAGTACCCGGGATAGAATCAAACAGTTTCTTATCTGCTGCAGTTTGTACACCTGCTAAGTCTTTGGTAGCAGCTGGGATAGGTTGATTATGAGTAGTTACACTTGCAGTATTACTAAAATCTGAACAATCGAAATTTAATCTAACTTCGGTAGCATTTCTAGTCCAAGCTTTGTCATCCCTAATATGAGAATAAAACCTTAGCTTATCACCCAGAGATTTTCTCCAATCAGCTAAAGCTTTACCCTTACCTCCATCATAAGCAGTACCAGTAACTTCTCCAAGTATCAGTGAAGAAGTATTACTATCTACAAACTGAGTACCTGACCAACGGAATTGATAAGAGGGTTCATCCTGGGTAATATTCAAATATATCTTACCTGATTCTCCAGTAATAGGATTAGCATGATCTGGGTCAGAATATAATTTAATATTGCTCAGCTTTCCAGTTTCACTGACATCATAAGTAGCATAAACTTCGATAACATCATCAACATAAGAAGGCAATTGACTAGAAGGTACTAAGCCATTACCATCCAAAGAAGCAAATCCATTAGCCTTACCCTTAGTTGCTACGAAATCATCATGCTTCTTTTCTAAGTTATTGATATTAGTTTGTAACTTATTCTCAAGAGCAGTATCTGCAGCAGCTCTGGCTTCTTCTTCTTCCTGAATCTTTTGCATCTGAACCTGGTCGTATTCAGCACGAGCATCTGCCTCTTCTTTGATAGCCTGAGTAAATTTAGTGTCCAATGCCTGGTCAGCTGCTTTTCTATCTTGGATTTCCTTAGCAAGAGAAGCTTCGGAAGAATTCTTCAAGGCTTCAATTGCATCTTTTCTATCTTGGATTTCCTTAGCAATCTGCTGGGGTAAAGTTTCATCCAACTTAACCTTATCAGCAGCAGACATAGTACCAGCTTTAGTAGTTGAGGCTACTGGTAAATTAAAAGTGGTATTATCATCTTTATATATACCTTCGTTTACAGTTTTTCGGTTTACTGATACTGTAACTTTATTAGCATCTGAAGTTGCTCCTTCTCCAACTACTACAGTCTGAGGAATAGAGTTAAATAACTTCTTATCTGCTGCAGTTTGTACACCGGCTTTCTCAGCAGTAGAAGCGGGGATATCTACAGTGAAATCATTAGATTTCTGTATACCTTCATCGGAGTTATATGTACTTCTACTTATGTTAGTAGTAACCACACTAGCCTTAGGTGTATAACTAGCTCCCGTGATATAATCATTAGGCATAGAATTCCCTCTCTTCTTATCAGCTGCTGACTGAAGACCGGCTTTAGCATCTGTAGCAGAAGGTATAACAAACTTACGAGGCATAGGTTCTCCATAGAGATTGCCCTCTTCTTTTACAGAACTCTTAAAGTTTACTTCAGCAGAAGTACCGTTGATAACCAAGTTCGGATCAATTTCCGTAACCATAGTTAAGGGTAAAGCATTTGAAGTTGCTTCTTCTTTCTGAAGACGTTCATCTAAGCCGTTAGTGATACCATTAAATTTATTCTCAAGTGCGGTATCAGCTACTTTTCTATCCTCGATTTCTTTATCTATACGTTTACCCAGAGCATTATCAGCAGCAATTCTTGCAGCTTCTTCAGCATCAATATTATCCTGGAGAACTTTATCTGCAGCAATACGCTCATTACGTTCTGTAGTAAGGTCCTGAGTATTCTTATCTACTTTAGCTTCAATACGAATATCCTCAGCCTTTCTAGCCTCAATCTCTGTATTCAACAGTTCCTTGATTTCAAGGTAGCCAGTATTCTGATTACTTTGTAATCCCTGAATTAATTCTAGGTTACGTTGAATATTAGCAGTATTCTTAGCAATTAATTCATCCTGAGCCTGAGCCTTTGTTAATAATTCAGAACGAGTTTCTGTTACGAAAGTTCTCAGTTCACTTACTGTAGCATTAAGAGTAGTACTTAATTCAGTAAACTTCTGAGTAACTTGTTCATCAGCTGCAGTTCTATCGGAGATTTCCTTATCTATAATACCTTTAAGTTCAGTCAGCTTATTAGTAATTGTAGTTGCAAAGTTAGGATCATCTCCCAATGCTTTTGCAATCTCTTCTAGTGTATCTAATACTCCAGGAGCAGAACCAATAACCTTTTGGATTGCAGCTTCTACTTGTTCGGCATTCTGATAGTTAGAATCGTTTTCCAACTGAGATATCTTAGTAATGTAGTTAGCAAATTCCTGGATATTATCTAACTTAGCTTTTAATAAGTCGGTAAAGTCATTTGAAGAAAGCTCTTTGCCATCTACTTTATCAACCTTTCGGTCATTCAAGTTTTCAACAGCCTGAACTCTATCTGATACTTCCTGAGTAATCTTATTCTCTAACAGAGTGTCTGCCTGAGTACGATTAAGGGTTTCGGTATCAATATTATTCTGAAGCTTGGTATCTTCTTGTAGTCTACTTTGAGCCTCATCATTGATATCTTTAGATATAGCTACCAAATCATCTTTGTGATTTTCCATAGCTGTAGTCAGAGAATCCTTAAGAGCTTGTTCAGCAGCCTTAGCTCTTTCTACTTCGGTTTGAATAGCAGTAGTGTTATTAGTTACTTTCTCCCTGAGCTCATCTAAAGAACCGGTTACTCCACTATTGAGGCTATCTATTCTGGTGCTTAAAGCATCATCACCTGCCTTACGATCTTTAATCTCCTGGTCGATTCGAGCATTGATTTTCTCATCTTCATTTGCCCGGGCAGTAGATTCAGTATTTATCAAGCCAGTGAACTTATTATCTAATAAAGTATCTGCTGAAGTTCTATCAGAGATCTCCTTATCGATATTCTGCTGTAAAACAGTATCACCAGCTTCTCTCTTTGAAACCTCAGTGTTCAAGTCGATATTTACCTTATCTACCTGAGACTTAAGATTAGTATCAGCATTGGCTCTTGCTTCAGCTTCTGCATTAACCATGCCTTTTAATTTAGCATAATCTTCAGCTTCCTTAGTAATCTGGTCATTTAATCTGTCAGTATTACGTTGGATATTTGCCTTGTTAGCATTTACTTCTGTTTGCAAAGCATCTATCTTAGCCTGAAGTTCATTTTTAACGGTATTTACCGCATCCTGAATAGATAAAGCCAATTCTTGTATCTTGGTAGCATTAGCAGTTACTCGAGTATCTAATGCAGCATCAGCAGCCTTACGATCCGTTTCTTCCTTAGTGATAGCAGCTTGTAATGCAGCATCGGCATCTTTTCTATCTTGGATTTCCTTATTCAGACTAGCTTGAATACCATCAGTGTTACCAGTAATCTTATCTACCTCGTTATCAACATATTCTTTTAGTTTAGCTTCAAGAGCGGTATCGGCTTCTTTACGTTCAGTAACTTCCTTATCTACATTAGCCTGTACCTGGGCATCAGCCTCTGTACGATTAGTAATTTCCTGATTCAATTGTTCGGTAATAGCTGCCAATTTCTTGGTAATTGTAGTTGCAAAGTTTGGGTCATTACCCAAAGCATCTGCAATCTCCTTCAAAGTATCAAGAACCTCTGGAGCTTCCCCAATAATCTTTTCAATAGCTGCCTGAAGATCTGCTTCAGTTTGATAACCAGCATCATTGATAAGCTGAGATACTTTTGTGATATAATTAGCATGTTCTTCAATGCCATCCAATTTAGCCTTGAGAATATCGGTAAAGTCGTTTTTAGTAAGAGAATAGCCTTCTCTTTTATCTACCTTACGATTATCTAAGTCTTTATCGGCAGCAATACGTTCTTGTTTTTCTTGCTCTAGTTTTTCAAGCAATTCGGTTTTATCTGTACCGGCCTGAGTTTTCAAATCCTCAATCTTATGGTCAAGGATTTCATCTTGAGCAATTCGAGTTTCTTTCTCGTTATCAATATTGTTCTGAAGTACAGTATCTGCATTCTGACGGTTCTGAGCTTCTTGAGTAATGTTCTGCTGTAAACCATTATCTGCATTCTGACGGTCAGAAGTTTCCTTTACAATCTGTTGGTGTAATACTTCATCCTGAGCAGTACGAGCTGCAGCTTCAGCATTAATCTTGGATTCAAGTTCTTGGTCTGCAGTTTTACGATCACTGATTTCGGTGTTCAGTTTAGATTCTAATGCTACATCTGCATTTGCTCTTTCTGAAGCCTCGGTTAGAATCTTATTATTTAAGTCGGCAATATCCCTAGTATGGTCTAACTGTACCTTATGAACAGCCTCGGTCAGTTTCTCATCAGCAGCTCTACGTTCAGCAGCTTCCTTATCTACCAATTCCTTAGCATATTCTTTAGCTTCAGTTAAGTTATTGTCAGTTTTTACTTCCAAATCACCAACCCGGTCTTCTACCTTTTGAATACGAGCATTGATTGCTTCTATCATCCTAGTAATATCTTGTACTACTTTAATGATAGTTGCATTCAACGTATTAACCGAGTTAACCAAGTTATCGTTCACAATCTTAATCTGAGAAGCTAATTCGTTTTCACGGTTCTTAGCTCTAGTTACCTCAGCTTCTAATTGAGTACGTAATTCAGTTAATCGGTTAGTGATATTGGTAGCAAAGTTTGGGTCATTGTTTAATGCTTCAGCCAATTCCTTTAATGTATCCAAAGCATCATCAGCACCATCTACTAAGTCATGTATATATTTCTCAACTTGTTCTTGAGTCTGATATTTCAAATCGTTTTCTAGTTGAGAAACTTTAGTAACGTAGTTAGCATGTTCCTCAATTCCATTCAGTTTTTCTAGCAATTCATCAGAGAAGTTATTTTCTGACAAATCCCAACCTTCTTTCTTATCTACCTTGTTTGCAATTGATAAGAAGAATGCCCAGAACTCTTTAAGAGTTCCAACAAAACCATGAGCCAAAGAGTCATCATAATAACCCTGTAATAGCCGTTGGTCAATCTCTTCGCAAGTGTAGTATTTACTAACGTACATATGTATATATTTTAAGGTGTTACTTTATTCTTTCCCAATAACAGTTCTGAGTTATTACCACGGAAGTATTCTTTTTCTTTACCAGCAAAAGCATTTGGGATATCATCTGGATTATCTGGGTCAACATCTCCTCCATCCTCTATATCCCCAACTACTACGGCATAATCAGGTAATTTCCTAACTCTGAACTTAATAACTTGGCCAAAGCCTATATGAGGTATATCTTTATCCCATACCTCTCCAAAGTAATCTTGGTAATTTGATACGAACTTCATACCAGTCATAGATTGCATGGTAGTAGCCGAATTACCAGTACCAGGCATTTCTATGTGAACTCCAGAAGGTCCATTCAAGGTTATAAGATTACTGTCCCACCAATCGCCTTCTACATTGTTAAGCTTGGTGAAACGTAACATTAACATTTTCATATCTTTATGGATTTTGTTCTACGAATTTGATTTTAGTATCTCTATCCCTTTTGAGGATTACCAAGAATACCAAAGCTTCATCTTTAGCCTGAGATACTTGAGTATCTCCAGAAGGCTTATATACTATCCCATTGATAACAAATCTATCCTCGGACCAGTTAAAGTTCCAATAGCCTTCCTGATTGAGATATCCGATTTGTTCTATGTAATTCTTTGAAATAAGTATAGAAAGGTTCTCATCATCTAATTCTCCAGAAACTGTGGCTTTATTTATTGGCCAGTTCCTAAAAGCATTGTAGTAGCATAAAGCTTCTATGGGAATATTATAATATCTTGGGCTATCATCCTCAGCATGATTTAGATATTGATTAACGTGTTTAGCCCAAGTAATTGTTTGTCTTCCAGCATCCCAGTCTAAGAAATCAGTGATAATCTTTTTATACCTATTCCAAGAATGGTTCTTAACCATTCTCCAAGGTTCTTTTGTCATGATTTCTTATCTATTATGGTTAACGAAGGTTTACTTGCTTTATTGAGAGGGGCTGTTGGATTAGGTCCTCCCAAAGGAGTTGGTTTTCGATGATTTACTACTTTTGGTACTACTAACCGTTCAATTTGATCACAGAATGGTAAGTATATCTCTAACCTAGATGCCAGCATACATAGATTCTTTCTTAGTTCATCCATATACCCTCCAGGTTGAATCATCTTTGAATAAGTACTCCATAAGCTAGATATACTTTCGGATATCTTATCATAATACTGTACTTCGGTAGGACCCGTAGTAATTTGCTTTATCCTATCTCCTCTAGCATGTTCTCCAGGTGAATCACCATCTTGGTCTGGTCCATGAGATTCAGTGGAGATAATTTCTCTAAAACTATTTCCTGCAACCAACAGGATATTTTGTATTTGTATATTGAGATAATCCCATACAGCCAATTCCATAATTAATTGGTTTTCTAGTCCCTCATACCATAATTCATCATTATATTTATCTGGTGGTATAACATGGTTTACTAGTGGGAAGATATATAATTGCCATTTAGTTATGTATGCAGTTTTATCTTCTATGGTCATACTCTCATGCAATTCTTTGGGAATATACCTATCTATTAAATTGTAGATGGTATCCTGAAGAGTAGTATGCCCATAATTACATACAACTACAGTTCGAGTACAAGTCAAATCTAATCCATCAGAATTAGTGACATGTAAGGTTACATCATAAAATCCAGACTTCTCATAAGAGTAAGATTGATGTCTTCCACCATTGAAAACCTCTCCCTTATCATCGCCAAAGTCCCAGTCAAAAATGGATTTGGCCGGGACTTTGGTTAATACTCTAAATGAAACTTCCAGACCTGATGTTACATATGTGAAGTCTAGATTCTTTTTCATTTATATTCGGATTTGTTTATTCTTTGTTTTCTTCGAAATCTTCAAGTAAAACTTCAAGGATATCTTTTACGGTATCTTTCGGATCAGCTTCGATTTCATGTTTCTTAGCAATCAGCTTAGCTTCTTCAAGTGAATAAGCTTTGGCAATCTTACTGATTTCCATACCCTTTGCAAACTGAGCAGCTAGCTTCTTGTCAAGCTTTTCGATATCCTCAGCAGTATACTTAGCAGTTTTGTTCTTATCCGGAACTAAAACCAAGTGGCCAGAAACTAAAGCTTTCTGAATACGTTTTGTTCTGTACTGACGGGCAGTAAGTTCTCTCTCTTCGCCTTTTGCAATTGAAATACCTGTTACCTGGTCGTTAAAACTGTAGGCATTAGTTCCAACTGTTACAATATAAGTAGTAGCCATAATCTTTTATTTTTAGGTTATAATATAAAACCCCGAACAGAATGGATTGAAACTGTTCGGGGAGAAATTAGACAAAAATACAATGAAGAAATCCCGGATATTATTCTAAGTTAACCAATAGGTATGGGTCAATGTTCATGAAGCTCGGGAATCCAGCTTCAGAGAATTTCTTGTTAGCTGCCAACAGAAGAACAGCATCCTGGTACATCTTAGAGAAACCTGTAGTCAGAGAAGCATATACAGCTTCAGTCTGATTGGATACGATTCTTTCTGATTCAAGCATCAACTGTTTAGCAGTAAGCTTAATCAAGGCAGCACTGGTATCTACCATCAACAACTGCTGATCGGGAGTTCCCGGGTGAATATAGAAGTCAGCCTTGTTGGGAACCGGAGACTTGATATTCAGTGTAGCTTCTGTAGTTCCTGAGTGACGTTCTTTAAATTCAGGCAAGTTCAACATCTCGATAGCCTGGTCTTCACCACCAATCATAGTAGTAAAGTTACGGCCCATACGAGCAGCACGAACCCAGATATGCAACAAGTCTTTATAAGTAATACCATTGGTTGTTTCATATACACCAATAACCGGAGCAGATTCAGAACCATCAGCTTTGTTACCGTTCATCAAAACATCCATTGCCAAAGTATCCATAGCATAACCCAACTGAATACCAAAGTCACGGAGATAGATTCCCAATACATCGATTGAAACGTAGTTTTTAACTTCGTCAGTAAGTTTAAATCCTTTACCGATTTTGAACAGAGAAACTGATTTCTGTCCGAAGCTTACATCTCCCAAAGGAATTGTTTCTGCTTCATTTACCTTAGCGGGAGCAGCATCCGACATATTTACCATCGGCATAGTTACCTGCAAACCATTAATTGATTGGTCTGAAGCAATGATATTCGGGTAGAAAGGTGCCTGGCGCATACCTGTTGTAATAGCAGCACGGATGATTTCCGGTACAATCCAACGGATATTCTGTTGCGGCATAGTGAAGATGTTCTGCATTGTATCAATCTTCGGATTAATGCCCAACTTTTCAAAGAAGGCATCCCGTGATACACCATATTTACCCTGTACCAGTTCTTCCAGAGTAACTTCAATAGGCAATGTGTTGTTGGAACCCTGACGGTATGCTTCCAAACTTCTTACCATTTCTGGAAGTTCCTTTCTAAGGTCTTCCATTTTCAATTGTGCAAATTCTGTATTCATTGTTCTTTTAATGTTCAGTTAATGATTAGCGTACCAATACTTGAATAATATCATTAGCTTCATCAGCCGGTACGATGCTAATGAATTTTGTTTCATCGGCTGAAGTTTCAGCAGTGATGAAACGGTCAATCAACAGGTTATCTGTGGGTTTTACATAACCACATTCCATAGCCTCTTTAGCTACCCAGTTTACAACCATGAAAGCTTCTACAGCTACAGTTACTTCTACGGGGAAATTTCTTTGAGCCTGATAAGCAGGGTTAATGTTGTCAGTTACAGCTATACCCAGATAAACCTGGCTGCCATCTCCACCCGGGATATAAGGTTCGATATTACCATCGGTATCCAAAGCTACCGGCATACCCTGATGAATAACTTTGTTTTCTTTTACACAGAAAGCCTGATGCAACTTGTGAGATTCGCTCTTATAGATCACCGCTCTGGGAGTTTTTTCACCAAACAGAGTCATCGGTTGATCCTGATTTACCAGCTTAGTAGTAGGATGTGTATTCATATTCTTCTTATTTTAGAGATTATTTTAATTTGTTTGAATAGATACCTTTCAGAATCTCTTCAGTACTCTTTTCGGAATTCTGAGAAGTAGCTTTGTTATCAGATTTATCTTCTGGCTCAGCTGCAGAAGAAGCACGGCTTACATCGTGAGAACCGCATTTAGCACAGGTCATTGGGAATTTTTCTTCCAATCGAGCTTGGTAATCTTTAGTAAGAGAGATCAAAGTTACCATGCCGGTAGTTTCGGCATTCAACATTGTAACGATAGTTTCATCAGCTTTGTCACCCATAAGTTTTTTATAGGTTGCAACAGCATTTTCACGGAGAGATGCAATGTGGTTTTTACCTACCTGAGCCATTTCCTTCAGATTTGCAACTTCTGCATTCAGATTAGTAACCTGTTCTGTAAGAGAAGTTTTTTCTGTAGTTAAGTTATCCACAGTAGTCTGAAGAGTGTTACGAGAATTAACCAATTCCTGAATGGCTGCAAATGCAGTTTCCTCGTTCATCTCTGTACCTTCGGCAAGAGTAAGGCAATCTTTACCAAAGATTCTTTCTAAAAATTTTTGTAGTTCATTCATATCTTTATTATTAGGATTTTGATTTCCTTGGTTATCATCATAAGATTGGGAAGTATCGTTATTTTCACTGAACAAAGCTAGATCAGTTTTCGTATCATAAAAGAAATACTGTTTAGACTTATCATCCCTATATTCTTCGTATGAAGCCCAAGTTCTCTTGGCAAAATTGGGATTAATGATTTTACCATCATCCCCAATCTTCTGAGCAAAAGCATCAGCTCCATGAGATACCAAAGAAGTTTCTAAGTATCTTACTATTTCAGTAACGGTTCTTCGTACCATAACTCCCTTAGAATCATAGGTACCCAGTTTCTGGTAGAATTCGTTATCTTCCATATTTGGGTGAGACTTATCCCACTTAAACTGTACTGTTACTGAGTTAGAATGGATAGATGGAGGATCCATAAGAATGCCTCTAGCAATTCTCGGATTTGCTTTACCATCAATCTTTAATATACCATTAATACCTGCAGGAATAACAAAAGAACCATCCTTGTATTTATCTTGCCAGATAACTTGTGATACAGCTCCAATAGCATTACCAATATTAGTCTCATGGTCACAGTTTACTGTTTGTCCTAAGAGCATTCTCATAGAAGCTTTTAATACTCCATTTTGACTAAAATCGGTAGGATTCCAGTTCTTAGACACAATAGTTGCAGATAATAATCTGAACATTGGTTCAATAAACTCCTCATCTTTAGGAGTAAGTTCTTCTGGCTTCAAGTCAGGATAATAGGTATTATAATCTATTTCTCCTCCCCAAAAACCAAATTGACTGACTGACTCCTTAGAAGTTTGAGCCCATTTATAAAAATTCTCCGAGAAGGTTTGTGGTTCTATGGATGTTGGGATATACCCAGCCATTATAGTATGACCACTACCTATCACTAAAGAATCCAAATGTTCTCTGTTCTTTTTAGTAATCGGTTTACTCATCTTGATTTAGTATTTTGATCTCCTCGTGAAGGAGCCGGGTTATTTTTATCTCTTGATCTACGAGCGGATTGATTCTTATCGTCCTGTCTCTGTTTCTTCTTAGTACCCTCTTGTGGGTCTGAATTACCTCCCTTAGCAAATTGGTCTTCCAATGAAACTCTTGGTTCTTCTTCTGAAGGAGAATCATAACCCATTTCCCAAGCATATTGATATTGAGAAATGATACCTGCCTTGTAAAGTAAGTCAAGGTTCTGAATCTTATACTGTCTACCCTGTTGGATTTTAACCTCATCAGAGATAGTGGATGATCCCCAAGTAATGGATATTCCCTTACAATCAAAGCCAGCCAGACGTAGTTCTAGTTCATAAATAAACTTAAGAACATAAGAAACTATCATTTGGATATTCTTTAGCTGACTTATAAGCTTAGAAAGCATAATACCAGTTGCTCCTTCTCCAATGGAAGCTTGTACTCCAATTAGGTTGCCATTTACTCCCAAACCATTAGCAACTGATTGCTGGTTCATATTCCAGGGTTTATCAATATTGCTCATCTCTTTTGAAGTAGAGTTAAGTTTAAACTGGTGGTCATCAATGTAACCCGTTACTACTCCATCCTTCATACCTTCCCTTACATTCTGTTTCAAACGTATTAGCTCCCTATTTAATCTTCTAGTGTAAGCTTCTACATTTTCATTAGGTTTCTGTTGTGGTTTTTCCATCAAAGCCTCTAGAAAACCAACCATACCACAGATTTCCATGATATGTTTAAAATTGGTTTTCATATCATGCTGACCCTTTAATGAGTCCAATGATGCCATAAAAGGAGGTATTCCGTAAGGTTCATCGGTATCATTATACATACCCACATAACAATAGGTCTCTGTATTAAGTTTGATATAATCTTGCTTATTCGAGCCATTCCAAAGAGTGTTCCTCTGATATGGACTGTATACACCATTATTCTCTCTTTTGAATACTATCCTATCTGGTTTGAGGAATAATACAGTAGCTAGACCCTCTAACTTTTCATTTGGTACAGCTTCTACTGAGATAGCTCCACTAATCATCAATTGGACTATCATTTTGTTTACCAAGCCATCCATACCAGCAGTATAGTTAGACCATTTGGGAGATACCTTAGAAAGATGATCTCTCATCTTATCAGCCTCTTTATCGGTATTATTAGGGAAGGTTATGTTGTGACCAGTATTAGCAAGCTTAAACATATCCTGTAAAGCTATGTTAACATCTGGATTCACTTTATATAAATCCCTTAAAAGCTGAATCACTTCAACACGAAAAGAAGGCGTAACCATCTGAGTTAAGCCTTTCAATGTATGAATGAAGTTACCTGGGTCATCATCCGGTTCCGATACTCTACCGGGTGAAATAGGTACCTCCTCTTTTTTACTTGGAGGATTAGCCTTGTTTTCTTGTATTGGAGATCGATTCCTTCTATCGAATCCAAAAAACTTAAGAATTTTCATTTCGGTTGTATTATTACATTAGTTTTTCCTTTTCGTATGTGATTACAAATTGCTTTACCAAATATATCATCATCAGAATAAACATCTCCTTCCAAATCCACATCTACAGCAGAAGTATTATTTCTGTGTTTACCCATGGCTACGGGTCTACCCAAACCATCATATATAAAGGTAGGAGCTTCTTGAACAAAGAAAGGATCCTTCACAATAATATTCTCTTCTCGAATATCTTGTTCTAGACCCTCTATAATTACTGAACGATTCTTTTGGGTAGTTAACCAACCTGGAGATTTATCAACCTCTGGTCTGGACTTACCTTTCTTTTTCAGAAGCTTTTGATAGTAATATAGGTTAGGATATCCTTCTGACTGAAGAGCAGAAGTTACTGCTAACCCAACGTCGTTAGATTCTGGAGCTACAACAGCAAAATTAAATAATTGCCCAGTATCTCCCAGTAACCTAGCATATTTATCTACTGCCATTCTTCCCTTATACACAACTTGTTCTTCTCCCAGCTTGTCCATACAAGTGAAAGAAGAATAGTCTGAGCCTCTACCTGTTGCAACGTCTGCACCGATAAAGTACTGTTTATTTGGATCTGGTTCGTTGAATTGTCTATACTGACGATTGAAACGATATTTTAAAACTGGATAATCACTTAAGCAATCTTCGATAGCCTTGATATCTGCCATATCAAATACTGTATTACCTGAAGAAAGAAAGTCTCCATCGATTTCTTGTGCAGTTCTTTTTGGACCCAATGCAGAAGCCATCTGGTCATACCAAGATTGATCCCGTTCTGGGTGCATCTGCCAATATAATCGAATAGCATTGAAAGGATTACCTCCAGCTATAGCATCTACCCATGTTGAATGGTAAAAATTACCCATACCGTATGGAGTAGAATTGATGATGGCTGAACCTCCGGTGGAAAGCGTAGGGAAGGCAGCTGCCCAAATAGCTGAAGCCCACCGAACGATTGCAGCCTCATCAATTACCAGGAGAGAAAGAGATTCTGAACGACCGGCTTCGGAAGATGTTGGGATGGATTCTATGAATGAACCATTATCGAATTCAATCATAGAGGCAGAACCAAATTCTCCAGTTCTTCCGTTGATTATCGGGGTTTGCATATACCATGGAAGATTCTTATACATGAACTTAATCTTCTTAAGTACCTTCTTAGCTGTTGTATCCTTAATGGAGATAATGTTTATCTTCTTATTAGGATGATATGATGCCAGCCATAAGCAGTACATAGATATAAGTTCTGTAATACCCGCTTGCCTGAACTTTAACAAGATATTGAATCTCTGGAGTATAAATTGGTATAGTACGGCTTTTTGATACGGATATAATTCAAATCGAACCTTTCCTCTCACTGGATGTATCACATAACAAAAAAGACTGAAAAAGAAAACATCCGTTGTAACCCTAGATAGATTAGATAATTCTTCTCTTGTAAGGTTAGTGGGTGTTTCCTGTATCTTCTTTGCCATAAAATCTAAAATTTATAAGTTACTACCAGTTCTAAATCAGTTTTGATACCTGAGAAATATCTTGGGTAATAAAAACTGTTTATCCCCAGTTTGTAATTAAATCTCTTAGTCTCGATTGAAATTCCTGTTCCCAAATCCCATAGATTGTTAAAGGGTCGGTACTTACCATAAACATAAGAAACTAATCTTATTCTAGATTTAATTTCTTGTGTGGTAAGTTTTCCGTTATACCAAGAATACTTGTAATTATTAGTGTCGATATTGAATAATCTACTAGAATAAATTCCTGAATTTTGATTAAGGAAACTCAATGTAAGTTGATTCTTATCGATTACTAATTGAACAAGAGAATCCTTCTCTGAGATTATAGAATCAGGATTATTAGCGGTATGGATAGGCTTATCCCAATTCTGATAATTGTAAAGAAGGATTCTACTTGGGTTAAGTAAATTATCGTAGGAAATTGGCAGGAAATCTTTCCTCAAATAAATTGTATCAGTATGTTGAATGATCTCTTTGTCAGGTAATATACTGAGTTGTTGATTCAGTTTGTAATTCCTGAAGCAAAGGTAAATAGTAAATCCTAGTAAAAGGACTACCATGGCAACTTTAAGCTTCTTCATTGATAAATTTCTTAATCCTTTTTCTTAACCAATAATCCTCAATAGGTGAAGTCTTTGATTTCAGTAAATAAAACTTGAACTGATAAGTATGTTCAGTTTCAATTATTTCAAATCTTAATCTTGGTACTTGTAAACATATGGCTTTAGTAAAATCCAAGATTACCTTTAGATTTGATTTCTTAACGGGTACTTTGGTATTTATCATTTTCATATCAATAAGTTTTAAAATTCAGATATACATAGTAACATACTTTCTTAAGTAAGCTGGGTACCCAGCTTACTTTTCGATGAACGTAGTGAATCGAAATGTTTTTATATTCTTTCTTCGTATATATTCTATATCCTACTACAATGTATACTTATATACGAAGTATATATAAGTATAGAGCTATATAATAATAGATATATATATACGAAGTATATTATATATATCTATTATTCAAAAAATTTTTACAAATACTACCTAGAAAGGCATTGTTTAAACCATAATCCAACTTCATATACCGACCCTTTGCTCAAGGTATACCTGGCTTTATTTAACCAGTAATGATAAGTCTTAGGATCCCAAGTAGCAAATCCTCGAATAAATACTCGGTAGTTTTCAGGAAATCCCATAATTGCCTTGAAATCCCTTATTCCTAAAGGGTAACCATCTGGTCTGAATTGTCTATCAGAGGGTCTTAGTGTTAAAGGTGGTTTATCATCTTCTAATCGGTATACTCCTGGGAGAGTACTCATCTTAGCAGTTTTAATAGGCCATTTCTTTTCATCCTTGAAATCATGGGTCCAAAGTTGTCTTACTTGTCTGACTGTAAGATTTTTCTTTTCAGGTAATTTCCGATAATCATACATGGCTAAAACTTTATCAGAGAATGGAATTAAAGCTTCCTGTGGGGCTTGTACTAGTAAATCTCTAGTAAGTTTTGGAGTATTTACTTGGAATACTTCATTAAAGGAATCCAAATACTCTTTTCCCTTGTCTAAATGAACTCCAATGATTACTAATCTTTTTCTTGATACTTGGGAATTTCCGAAGTCAGAAACGCTTCTTTCGTGAAAAATAAGTTTATAGTTCTTAAAGAAATCCGTTAACATTTCTTTAGAAATGAGGGATAGCAATCTTGGTAGGTTTTCTATAAGAAAGAGAGCAGGTTCGTAATATTGAATTGCTTGAAATACTAGTTGTATACTTTTATTACTTTTAGGGTCTCCTAGGGTCTTAGATTTAGATAATCTCATTACTGAGCAACTACCACAATCAGGGCTAGATAATATGATATCTAGATGCCAATCTTTTGGTAGTTCATACCCTTTTAAGAAAGGTATGCCTTTGAAATTAGCTTTCCACTGTTCTTCTCTACCGGTATGGAATACTCCACGAGGTTCTATATTTCCAATAAGTTTATCTCTAAAAGGGAATAGGAGGGCTCCTTGCCCTCCACATACTCCCAGTACTTTTAAGTCTTTCATTTCTTGTAACTTCTCAATTTTATGTATTTGAACCAAGCATAATGCTTCCTAGTTGAAATATAATCCAGGTTCGAATCATTATTATGAGCTTCTTCCTCAAAACTTACATCATGATACCTTTCATTCTGCTTGTTCCATTTAGCAAAACAAAGTATGATTAAGTACTCGATTCCATACCAAAGGTAGAAAAATATCCATAACATCTCAGCCATTTGCTTTGAATGTATATGTTCATGGTTATAATCTACCTCAGTAAACTTAGCCCCCTTTCTTACAAACACTAAACCAAAAAGGTTGATGGCTTTGTATCCCTTGAAAGGTATAATGTTGTTGTATATTACTTTCATAATTTATCTTTGAAGTTTTCGTAGGTATTTCTTAGTTTTTGGTCGTAGTTATTGTCTTTGTAACCAGGACCATTATATCCTTTAGCGAAAGCATCCCAGTCTTTTGCCTTCAAATGCTTCACTAAACCAGAGTTATAGAGGAAATGGTACATCATTTCTAGCTGCATTTCATGAGATTCAGACATCTTTTGGATCATTTCATCTACTGATTGACATCCACAAAGCTGATAATTGAAGCCCATAATCTGTCCCAATCCCCAAGAAGTGGATAAATTAGCACAGTTTTCATCAATTTTACGAGCTGCTTCGAGTCTTTTCCACTCTCCTTCACCTCCTAAGTAGAATTCTTTGGTCCATTTTTGATAAACTAAGGATGGATTTCTCTTGGCTAGATCGTATAAATGGGTTCTTTTACCTTCTCCATCGAGTTTTATCTTCAAATATTTCCACATTACATGACCCTCGAAGAGAATCTGAGGTCTACCAGAGGGTAAAAATCCGTCTCGATTACCACATTCTACTACAGTTACTGTCTTTAACAGAGCTGGTTCAAGGTTTAACTTGTTTGCAACCTTGGCAATTAATTCGTTAGTAAGTTTATCCATAATATAAATTCTTAGAGTTTACATTAAAGAGGGTAAAGTATTGCTTGTAGCCTTTCTTAGGTGGGTATATCGAGTTCTATTTATTAATGAATAAATAATTTAATTATGGATATAGGAAAGAAACAACAGATTATGGTTGATTGGTTTAGGAAAACCTTAAATGAATCGAAGAAACCCTGGAATACCCAGGTATATTTGATAACTGATAAGTATCATGTTTACATTGCCAACAAGGATATCAGATTAATAGGAAGTAATTTCGGTAAGGCAATCGATAGACCCTTGAAATATTTCTTATTTACTGACGGTAAGATACAGTATTTCAACAGTATAGAATTTCTTGGCTATTTGCCTTTCGGATTAAAAGACGAATACCCAGTCAATTGCAAACTTCTCAATCCTTGGGAATACGACTACTACCGTCAGCATGGGATAACCTCAGAAGATTTGCAGAATTTATTTAATAAGGATTGATATTTAAAAATAAAATAGTATATTTGTATAACGAAATAAATACATTATTTGTATGAAAAAAGAAGTAATAAAACTCAAAGAGGGTAACTCGGTAATTTACCAAGACAAAACCCTAATGGAAAAGGCAAACGTAGTATCTATCGATAAAAAGAATGGTACTGCAATATTATCTAATAAGGTAATAATTACTAGAACAACAAATCTAGAGGGTCAATTTACTCGATTAGATGGGAAAGGTAATGCAATAATCCTACCTTGTACTACAGAGAATGAACAGAAGTACAATTCCTTTGTTGCATATCACCAATCCAAGAAATCCTTAGAGGCAATCAAAAAATGGTTGGATGATAACGGGAAACACAAGGATGATGAAACTCTTGAGAAAGTGATAACCTTAGATAAGAAACTTAAAAAATTAATTGAAAAGCTCAATGAATAGTACTTGGATAATATTAGGCATAATCTATGGGATATGCCTAATCCCCTCTATACTTCTAACTAAGATGTTATGTCAAGAAATCAGGATGATAAGACCTCATCTATTATTCCTTACAATCTGGTTAGTATTACCTTTATTTCCTATTTATCTAATATTCTTTAAAAAGAAAAACAATGGCTAGAATTAAAGATTATGACGAAGATTTATCTGCTCCCAAACTTCTAAGGGAAAGGGCAAGAGATAACAAAGGTAGGTTCATTAAAAAGGACCTACCACCCTACC